AGAAACCTTTTAATGTGGGTAGGTACTGAAACGGAATTACGTACTCTTGTGTCAAATGAAGGTTTAGAAGAGGGGAAACTTTACGCCACTCTTGATAATAGTTATTTTTCATAAAGGAAGTGTAATATGGCAATTTACGTATCTAAAAACGGGCAATTACAGACTATTAAAGGGATATATTACGGAATGACTGAGGATTATATAAATATATCCAAAATGTACGCTGTCATGCCTGGTAGTTCTACCGAAAGTATTACATTTGATTTTCCTGAAAATTACAATATATCGGAATTAGATTATGTCGATTATATCGATAATAATGGGTTTATTAAAGTTTATACAAGTAGTGCTAATAATTACATTGTACTAAATCCTTCAAAACGTTTTATGTTTTTAAATGGCGGTTATCATTTGTTTTACAATTACACTCAATTAACGAATTTGAATTTTACGACAGCAGTAAGGGGTGTAATTAACAACCTCGATGGTACATTCTATAACTGCAATAAATTAGAGTATTTAGATTTAAGTAATTTTGAAATTAGACCGATTTCTAAATATATGTATTGGACATTTAAAAATTGTTCAAAATTACAAAATATTAAGTTTCCACCTCTATCATATACCTCTGTGGTGGAATCTGTTAATAGTGCTTTTATGAACTGTAATTCTCTTATAGAATTAGATTTAAGTGGATTTGATTTCTCAAATGTGACTGTTTTTAGGGAATCATTCAGATGTTCATACGGTAATGGTGGCGTAGCTAAAATAACATTTAATCCTACTAAACTTATATGTAACAATCTGAGTAATATGTATGCTACTTTCGCTAATTTGACTAATCTTACAGAAATAATAGGAATAGAAAAACTTGAAGGGGCATCTAATCTTGAAATGACAGAAACATTCATAAACTGTGAAAAATTGAAATTATTGCATTTAGATTCAATGCATAATGCAAAGACTTTATATAGAACATTCGCTAACTGCAAGAGTTTAAAAACTATTTACTCTAACTCGTGGGGTAACGCTTCAGGTAGTGATGTTTTTAGACTCTGTACTTCTCTTGTCGGCGGTAACGGTACAACTTATTCAAGTTCCTACACCAACGCTAAATACGCTCGTGTAGATGGAGAGAATGGCTTACAAGGTTACTTCACAGCACCAACTAACTAAAAAGGAGGGAAAGATGATTTTAAGAGAAATTAAAAATATCTACATTAAAAACAGGCTGACTGAGGGGGTGGATTTTAAGAGGTACGAATGGCTTGTCCAAGGTGAAAGTGGAGGTGCATATATCGATACAAAAATTAATGATTTAACTGATTTTTCTACAATTAAAGTACATTATTATGTTACAGGACAACCATCACGAATCTTTGGACGAGAAGCAATAAATGCCCAATATTATGGTCAATGCTTAATACTGATTAGCAATGATAATACAAAAACACAATTCTATTGTCCGAAAGGTTATCTTTTTAGAAATGTGGATAAAGAACAAACTATGAATATTGATTTTGATAATCAACAAGTAACGCTGAATAATGAAACTGTATCTGTTACAGTAGACAAGGCATTAACTAACCAAACGCTAAAAGTATTTACAAGATACCCTGGTGAAGCAAAAGTAGGTGTACGATTTGCAGAAGTTACATTTACAACTGTTGATGGGGATATATTACATTTAACTCCATGCAAATTATTACGTTCTATTCCTGCTACCTTAGACTCTAATAGCATAGCTCGAAGTGCAGGAGAGTGTGGTATGTATGATAGCATTTCAGGTAAGTTCTATGGTAATGTAGTCAGTACAGGTACATTTACAGTTGAGGGTGAAGTTGAACCTGAAACACATACAGGACTTCAACAAATCTATCAAAATAAATTGATTGAGGGTGTGGATTATGAAACGGCTGACTGGTTGAAAGGAGATGGAAATGCATATATTGATACAAAAGTAACTAATTTATCTATAAGCGATTATATTAAAACTATATTTGATGACTCTGCTAATATCGGATTTTATGGGAGAACTTGGGGTAGAGAAGGTAATAGATTAGTAGTTGGTAATAATAATAATCGACCATCAATAACTGTATGGGGAACTAAAGGATTTATATTGTATACCAATAATAATATATATGTGTATGATATGTATTTTGATTTACTTAATAACAAAGTAATTGTTAATAATCAAGTGTTTAATCTTCCACTACCTCACGACAATGGAGTAAGTTTTATCTTGTTTGCAAGACATTGGGATAATGATTCTATTGATTTCATCAATAAAGCTAAATTTAAATCGTTTGAAATTCATAATCAAATCAACTTAGTCCCTTGTAAACTCCTCCACTCAATCCCCCGTAACCTTGATGCTCAATGCAAAGAAAGGCAGACGGGTGAATGTGGAATGATAGACTTGATTTCAGGTAAGTTCTACGGGAATGTTGCAAATTCAGGAACATTTACGGTGGAAAATGATAATAATGAATAAATAATAAATAACTTTAAAATTTAATAAAAATGACAGCAGAAAATTTAAAAGCAACCCTTGACGTAGAATTAACGAGGGTAAAAAAAATGACAGGTGCAAGTAATATTGCCCTTAATGTGAATTATGACAACGGAGAAAAAATCGTTATTAAACTCACTACCACAAATAGTTGGTGGAAAGCACCAGAAATATTGAACGGATTAATCAAGATTTCAGGCGTTGAAAACTCTGTTAATTCAGACCGTCCTGAACCCACCGATGATGGGATTGTTACAAGGACACGTTGGAATAGGACAATATTTTATATTGACCCAGCAAAGGTTCAAAGTCTTAACTACACGTTTGATATTGTGCAGGAGCAGGTAATCCCAACACCTGAGCCTGAGGAACCGGAAGAAACAACGGAGGAATAATAATTAATTTAAAACAATTATAAATATGGAAAAAGAGAAAGAAATGGAACAAGAAAGAATCGAAAGAATGAAAGTCGAAAAGGCAGAGTTAGCGACACGTATATCTAAACTCCTTGCCTTTATGGAATCAGACAAATTTAACAACATTGACGATGCTGAAAAACGCCTTTTACGTCAGCAATACGCAGGTATGGAAACTTATTTAATTGCACTTTCGTCAAGGCTTTTAAGAGAAGATATGAAACGTTATGAGGGTGAGATTAAAAAACTCAACTTGGAAGCGGCTGACTTGCTAAAACAAGGGAAAAGTGAGGAAGAGATAACGCAATTTTTATGCGAAAAAGTCAATGAGATACAGCGCATAGGAGAGAATCAATTAAACGATTTGCAGTCTATCGTGATGAGCGGAATGTTGTATTCGGAAATGTGCAAGAAGTAAGATTTTTCGGCTCGCTGTAAAAGGTGAGCCGAATTTTAAAAACTAAAATCATGGAACAAAAAAGCATAGGTGTTTCGTCTTTCTTTTTTACGATGATTTGCAATATATTTTTCGGTGGCAATCTTGACTTGTCGGAAGCGGACAAGATACAGGAATTGCTCAAATCCGCATTGCAAAAAGACAATCCGAAAAGCGAGATAAAAGAACTCGCACGGCTGATAGGTCGGGACAAAAACGAAGTCAAGGCGGCGGTGGATAAGTTGAAAGAGATAGTGAAAAAGAACGTGGGAAAGGTAGATTATTTTGGTTGTGAAACAGACTTCACAACCAAATGAAAATGAAAGAATATGACAAAGGTAATGGCAGAAATTCTCGCCGCGGTAGCGGAAGTTACAGAGGTTGAGAAAGAGAAAATAACAATGAGATGCAAGCGTGAAGATTACGTCTTAGCACGTAAATTGTTTGTGAACTTTTGCATTAAGTATGGTTTCGCAACAGCGGCAATATCAGAATGTTTGCATTACTCGAAAAGGGGAACACGTAACTTGTTTGTAACAAGCATTAAGGAAGATTCGAGGTATATATACGGAAAGTATTACGAGGAAATAAAGAATAAACTGCGCTGTAAGTTAGGACATTAGGTCGTGATTAGGCGGTAATTTTCTGACACAATTTTAATCTTTAATTTTTTATTAGAATTATGGCAGAAATATACAACATTCCCGACAGCAATTCGGGTAACGCAAACCTTCCGTTTACTATTCCGCTCGGAGGCAACGGCGGACTTTTTGGTAACGGTAACAACTCACTTGCAGAGTTGTTTGGTTTTGCGATTATTGCTTCAATTTTTGGCTGGAACAACGGTGGCTTTGGCGGCGGCTTCGGAGGTAACAACGGTGCAGGTTTTCTCGCTAATCAGTTGAACAACGATTCAGGTAGAGAACTTATTATGAACGCTGTAAATGCTAATGGTGAAGCAAGCCGTAGTGCTATCCAAAATCTTGCAACCATGCTTGGACAGGACTATGCAACTGTAAATGCAGCAGTACAAAACGTACAAAATTCATTGTCTACGCTTGCCGCACAGCAAGGCATGTCCACTCTGCAAATCCAAAATTCTATTCAAGCCGGCAACATGGCTCTTGCTCAGCAGTTCGCAAATTGCTGTTGCGAAAACAAACTTGCAATCGCAAATCAAACAGCGCAGTTACAGCAAGGCATTAATGGCGTAAGTCAGCAAGTAGCAGCGTTTGGTGCAGCAGATACACTTGCAATCTGTCAGCAGACAAACACATTGCAAAACGGTGCAAACGCTAACACTCAGGCAATCTTAAACAAGTTGTCAGAAATGCAAACTCAGACCTTGCAAGACAAACTCGACGCAGCAAGGAACGAGAACACACAATTGCGTGGTGAAATTTCACAGGGACAACAAAATCAATATATTGCCGGAGTTGTAGGACAGGCTCTGGCACCTGTTAATGCGCAATTAATTGCACTTGGGAAAGAAGTAGAAACGCTTAAAACAAAGATGCCAGCAACAGTGCCAGTTCAATATCCAAATTTAGTTGCTGTAAATAATACACCATACACAGGTGGCTTCGGGTATGGAAACGGTTTTGGCAATAATGTTTACTTTTAATTTTCAAGATTATGGCTTGTGCAAACATAACAACAAACATTCAAGGTATTCCGTATTTGCAAACAACTAATATCACTGTATCAGACACGGCTGTTAATTTTGCGCTTGGGTTCAGGCGCATACAGCCAGTCGGTTTGTTTACCGTGAGGGTTGCAAACGCAATCCCGACAGGCACAACCGAAACTCTCCCTATAACTCTGACATTGAACGGCACGGCAAGACCTTTGACGTTTTTCGGAGGTGCAGCCGTTACAGCGGCAGACTTACAAGGAACAGGCGTTTTCCTCGTGTTTAATGACAGATTTAATGGAATACTTCAAATTATACAGACTGCTCCGGCAGGGGCATAAAATAATTATTAACAAATGGATTTTAACTCATTAGGTCAGGGCGCACCTTTTTACATATTCAAAAAATCGGAAAAACCGACTTTACTTGTTGGTACTGTTAAAAATAAAACCCAGCCGCAGCCTCGTTATCAGGCTCAGGCAGTTCCGACCGCTTTTAACGGTACGAACATTCAGCAAGTTATCAATATAACCGCAACGATAGACGGTAAGGACGAAACATTTACTGATATTCCTTTCAATGTCGAAGTTGCACAATCGGGCGACAAGATTTTCTCCGGCAGTCGGGACGCTATGATTTCGGTCGTAGACAATCTTATTAATCAGTCCAAAAAAGCGTTAAATGAGGTTGAATATCACCGCACAATGATTTCAGAAGGCGATAAAATTTTGGAGGTCTTAAATCCGAAATACGCAGAGGAGAAAAAACAGGCTAAGACGATAAACGAACTGCAACAAGGTTATTCGTCGTTGAATAAGAAATTCGACAAAATCGAATTAATGCTGACTGAACTTTTGGGTAAAAAATCCGCAAAAAATACAGAAAAATTATGAGCACGATAATTATAGACGACGGCGGCGAAATGAGGTCGCAAATGCGTGAAAAAATGCGCAGAAACTATCGTTACAACAGCGGTAACCGAATGTGGGACGATGGTTACAGACACGACGGCAGAACCTACGAGGACGGATACCGTGAAGGTTACAAACATGGTTACGAGGACGGCGTGGAAGATTCTGACGGTGGCGGCGAAAATTACCGCCGTGAACGTGATTCAAGAGGACGTTACATGTAAAGTTCTTTTCTCTTAGATTAACTGTGTTATTACTTTCATTTCTACAAAAGCAACTGGTTACAATTTGTAGCCGGTTGCTTTCTTTTAAAAAAAAGGAGACAAAATGAAAAACTACGTATCAGATGGAAGATTGATATACGAGGATTACAATCACGGAAATTTCTCGAAAAAGTTGGCAGAATGGGCAATTTCTTGTATGGCGGCAAAGGATAAGGTAACCGGCGAGTTAAAACCGATTAAACGCCACGAAATCGCAGAAATGCAGGAAGTTTTCAAGGATAACGGGATAAAAATCCCTGACGAATTACTGTATTCTGCATGGTATCTTTGGAATATGACGTTTGCCGACTATCCGAAGTCGCTGACAACGGACGTTCAAAGAGCCGAGTTCGTCAAAGAAACGCTGCTTGACCCTGATTGCTGTCCAGAGGCGGTTTTGGAGTGCTTTACAGCGAAAATGTGCTGCATGAAAATTCCGATTTATTGGGAAAAGTACTTGTAAGGTGGTTACTGTTGTATTTTTTGCAACTGTCAAACTTGTCGGAAATTCCGACAAGTTGAGCATGTCGGAAATTCCGAACAACTAAAAATCACATAACTATCACATAAACAATACTTTGAAAGTCAGCATTTTAACGTTTTTTTTATCTTTTAAAAAGTGGCAGAAAAAACATAAAAAAAAATAAAATGCATAAAGAAAGAAAATAAAAAGCACTAAAATACTGATATTCAAACACTTTTGTTTTGACATAAAAAAAATAAAAAAAATGAAAGAAGCATACTTTTGGGTAGAAAAAGAAACGCCTGAGCCGTGGTGGGTAATGGCGTATTTCGGAGTTAAGTCTGACGAGGATTTGGATAAGATTTTCGGGACGGTACTTGCTGCCGGAGCAGGACGGGAACGAGCCGAAAACGCCGTTGCAGTTCTTTCAAAGCCGAACACGGGTTACATCTTAACTGACGTGTCTAAACGGACATCAGTTTTTGTTGTCTCTTACGCTACCGAGTATGTAGAGTTCTTTAATACCGTTGCGCACGAATTACAGCACCTTACAGCCGATATTTGCGACTATTTCGGTATCAGTCATACAAGCGAAAGAGCGGCGTATATTCAGGGCGAAATTGGTGCGAATATCTATCCGGCGGTTGCTCTTATGATTTGCCCTAAATGCAAGTGTGGTGAGGTAACGAGGAATACTCGGCAACTGACAAAACGCCAATACAGACGGCTGTAATCATTTTGCTGATGTCAGGAAGATGATAATACTTTACATTAATTAAAACACAAAAAAATTATGGCAGAAACAATCGAAGATATGGTCAGAGCCGACCATGAGCGTTGCAACGACAAGTTCAATACGCTCGAACAGATGGCAGCGCAGTTTCAGCGCGGCGACAAGGTTTATTGTGCGAGAGTTGAAAAAACGCAGGTAACGGTAAGGTACGGAATCATTAACCGCGTTATCTACAAGAACGGAGACATGATTTTCAATATCGCACCGTCAGAGAGCAGCAATGCGGATTTCACGATTTCAAGCCGCAACTGGGACGTTTTTGAACTCGAATCCGACTTGTTTGACTACTTGCATACTAAAATCGGAGAGGCGGAAGAAACCGACCCCGAAGTCGTGGAAGGTAACGAAACAGTACAAGGCGAGTAAAGAAAAACCGCAGATTTGATAGTCTGCGGTAATTTTATTTTAGTTTTTCTCCTGAAAGTAAAATAAGAATCTTTTTGTTTTACTTTGTGCAAATAAAAAATCCGCTAACTCGCACATTAGCGGATAAAAATAACAAAGAATATCTTAAAAAAAACACACCTGAGAATTTTTTTGCGGGTGCAAAAGTAGTAATAATTCTTTAAATCTCAAAAAATGGTAAACGAAATTTTGAAATTAATCTTCCCTTACATCTTAACATTCGCAGGGCTTTACATCGCTGTTTTTCTCGCTATTATTGCTGATTTGATTTCAGGAATCAGGAAGGCAAAAAAGAACGGGTTTTTGAGGTCGTCGAAAGGTCTCCGCCGGACAGTAAAGAAGATAGCGGAATATTACAATCTTATGTTCGTAGTAAGCATTATTGATTGTGTGCAGATGGTTGCAATCCATCAGTGCGGATTCGATATTCCGCGTCTGCCGGTGTTTTCTTACGCAGCGACAATTTTTCTCTGTATAATAGAGTTAAAGTCTATTTATGAGCGCAGGTCTGACAAGGAACGCGCCGACATGGAGACGGTCGCAAAGTTCCTTGTCAAAGCAGCGAAAGACAAAGACATAAAAGACGTTATCGGAATACTGAGCGAGGCGTTAGAAGATAAGTAATTTATTTAAATCGCCTATCGTCGCAGATAGATTCATATAACTCTTCTTCGTAGTTAGCAATGTTGTCTGTTTCACAGAAGACAATTGCTAACTTATACCCTAATGCTGTTGCAATTCGACTTAACGTTTCCAAGGATGGAGTTACTCGTCCTGTTTCAATCCCCGATAAGTTCCCGCGTGATATTCCTAATTTCTCCGCAACATCTTGTAATGTTAACTCACGCTTTAATCTTAATATTTTTAACCGTTGTCCTATATTCATGTTGTATTTTTTTTGCACAAAATTACAAACTTTTTTGTAAATATTTTTGTACTTCAACAAAAAAAGATTGAGACGAATGACAAATTACATACTTATAGCCATGAGACTCAACAAGTTGCTGCCATATTTTTTGCTTGTCTGACTGCCGACCTTTCTCTGTTTTCATTTCGATACACAATGCATGAAAACCCTGAGATGGAATCAGTAAAATTAAATCTGCGACTCCGGCGACAACTCCTTCTGCTTTCATATGAGAAGCAGTGGATTGATTTCTGTATCCACCGTTAGGGACTGCAAAGAGCAGTTTCGCCAATTTAGGATATTGAAAACGAAACCACTCCACACAAATCTGTTGTATTTTCGACTCTATTTGTCTCATATTAGAACGGTGGTTCTTCTTCGTTGTCGGAAGACGTTGCATTCCCTGCCGAATTTGTCTTACTATAATCAAGTGTATTCATTCCCCATGCTGTGACAGAATTGAACCATCTGCCATCTTGTGTCTGTCGAGCATTAATGTTGAACAGTACTTTCAATATTTGTCCGGGTGTTAATAGCTTGTCATCATGCAACTTCTTTAACGAGTAATCTTTATTACCATTAAAATTAATTTTTTCGTCAATAACGGTAAAAACAATGTTATGTTCGTACCCATTGTTGTAGTTTAATTGTGATAATACAATGTCGCGAAACCACTTGTCATTAATTTTCCGCGCAGTGCCAACATCTTTAACTTGTCCGATAAATTCCATTTTTTTATAAATTAAGTTATTTATTTTTGTGGGATTGTTTCTCCCCATTTTTTTACGATTTCTGCCCATTCGGAGTACGACTTAACTTCACACTCCTGACGTATTTGTTTCGTCCGCAAAAGTCCCTTATATCCATAAGCGAGACTGAATCTGACATAAGTACAGCATCGTGATGAATAATAATCCTCTTAGTTTTAGTTCTTTGTCTTGCAGTTGAAAAACCTGCGGAAAGATTAATAATAGCGTTTCTTTCGCTTCTATAATCAATTTCCGCAAGCAAAACAAGTAAACTTAAAATTGATAAAGAACAAACAATCTCCGAAATATTACAGGTAAAGAAAACAAAAGTATAATACTTTGCATCCACCCTGCATTACATTTGCATTTTTTATATACTTTATATATAAAGTATAATACAAAGTTATATATTTGTTTTATTTAAACAAAACAAATAATGTTAAAAAATGTAAATTGCCATCAAAAACCTAAAAAATCTAACAACCTTTTACCCTCACTCTCTTTCATTTTTTTAAAAATGACTTCTTGCCCTGCTTTGAGAGTATCAGTATTTTGCCGCACCGCCCGAAGTTCCGCCTTGATACTGTCCTGATTGCGCAGGACTGAATCTTTTAACTGTATTGCATATTCAAAATAGTTTTAACTGTTTTTCGTTCTTGTTTCTGCAACCTAAAATCTGGTCGCAAATGAAGTTGTAGGCGTATTCTGGCGCGATTTCGGAGCGTTCCTTGCTACAAATTCCAGCCTTAGCACTTGGCTTTGCATCAAGCACTGCTTTGGTATCTCGCCGAGGTTGCAATGTGTATCCGTGATGCGGCTCGCAATTCAGGAACCAGTACGCTGTCGGCTTCTTGAAGTAGTCTCCGCGCTTGCTGCGGTCGGTGTCGATGTACGACGGCGGCATCACGAAGTTTTGTTTTAAAAATGTCTGTTCACTCCACGGATTCTCCATTATTAGTTTCAGCCCACGGTCAAGACAAATGGTGAACATCTTAACTGCGTGGGCGAAGAACTCCTCACGATGAACCGAGCGTTTCAATATCTCACGACCTTTCTCCATTGCAGTCTTTTTTCGGTAGTTTGTGCAACCAAAGTACATCCCCATTTGGGACAATGCCGAAAAGTAGATGCACGGGAAGAACGCAATGATGATGTCGTCCTTTTTGATTTTATCGAAGACGCTTGCCCCCCCCCCTCAAAAGCCTTGCCAAACTCGGCAAAAAGGTCTATAATATAGTCAGTTTCACCGTATTGGTTCTGTATGTCGTAGTCGTATGCTTCAATGCCGAGTTTGTGGAACTCACGCTTGAATGTGCCGGACTGCTCGAAGAATAGATGCGCTTTCATATTTGTTAAAATAATAAAAATTGTTTTAATTATCACTGACAAAATTCTTTATCGAAATATTCCCCAATTTTGTCCGTGATAATATCCATACACCTTACAACGTCCTCTGATTTTTCAAGGTCAAAATCGTCCGGCATAGGGAGGTAATCGTATATGTCTTTGATATTTTTATAAAGTTGCTTCGGTTTTATGATTTCTAACGTCCTCAAATAAGCCTCAGACAACTTGGTTGTGTCTACATAATCGCAGACCTTTACTGCAAGATTCAATAATGAACAGCAAACTACCATTATACTCAGCGTATTTTCATAGACAATATCATCTGACAGCATATAGTTAGCAATTGTGTGTTTAAACAGCATTGTATCTGCCTTTAACTTATCGACAATTTCATTGCATTTCGTCTGTATCATACGCATATCGTCATTTTTAGTCTTGCTGAATTTATCGGAATTAAAAATACGGTCTATCCAAGCCTTGTATGCACCTTTTGTAAGACGCATATTTTTGTAGGCACGAATAAAATTATCGTCGTGCAAATGCTTGTCCAATTCATCAAATAATGTACTGGACAAAATAGTCGCTATGCACGAAGTTATCATTGCAAAAGGGTAAGAGACCTCTTTTTGTTTATCTGCCATTTCTTTCCTTTCTTTTAATTAGGATATTAAATATTTTTTTAGCCTCTTCCTTTTTTTCGGGATTTTCTGAAATACCTTTTTCAATTAACATCTTCTTTACTTTAAATAATTGTTGTAATTGTCTATCAGACATATTGTCATAAATCGTTGAAAATTCTTTTATTTTAATCATTTCAGTTAAATTTAAAAACAGGGCAATTTTCGCATAACCCTCCAAAGTTGCTACCCTTTTGACAACCTTTTTGGGAATAAAATTTACACATTGATTGAATTTTCAATACAATGTCTTTTGTAGTTATATCGTTAGGCTCTCCGGCTTGGAGAGTAACTAACAGCCGAAATTTTGGATTACCTGCCATTTGCTCTCAAAATGTTACAATTATCAATATCACACGGATTTCCGAAATTGTCGTTATGTCCGCATTTATAGGTATCTCCTATTTTCGCACAGCGATAACCGCATACAGACAATGCCGCAATATCTTTAACCAATTTGCTGTTGGTGTTGGAAAGTTCCGCAAGGGTTTGCCTATATTCAGCGAGTTGCTGCTGTGCCTTTGCGTGTTCGGCTTTGAGTTCGGCGTGTCGGACTACCTCAGCGTCATAGACGGCTTTCCAATCAATGCCCTCGTCTTTTGCGTGATGTTGCAATATCCAGCAAACCAGCCGCCACATAACGGAATTAACTGTGCTTTTCATTTGTTGATGTTTTTTGTTCGTTTGTTTTTCGGTCTATACAACAATCACAGTCTTTGATTTCGAGCCTTTCTCTGTCAACACAGACTTCATTTCTCTCTCCTCTACTTGTTGTTATCCACGGATAAAATTTTGGACAATATTTTTTTGGTCTCATTTTACTCCTCCTTTTTTAAAAGTTCGGGGTTGTCGTGGATATTGCCGATAACAGTTATGTCGCCTAAATCAACTCCATTATAGAAAATTCTAAGCCAAGAAAAATCTTTTACAAAGCCAGTATTTAACCCATAAGCGCCGCAATCTGTATCGAAATAGACTACACCCTTGATTGTTTCTGTTTTTTGACCCATAAAGCCATATTGTTGCCACTCAACAATGTCGCCTTCGTAGATTTCCTTGTCGTTTTTGTCGAGCAAGCCCATGAATTGTCCCAATGTTTCTTGTTTGACTTCAACAAGTTCAAAATCGTCGTTGTGAAACCCATCATCAGTCCATGTCGTGTCGTTCTGTGCTATTGCGAAAGTCCCGTTGTTGTATATTACAAGACTTCCATAATGCCAATTTCCTTGATAGTCTTTACCTCTGAATTTAATTTCTCTCATTTTATTTTGAATTTTTGTAGGTTTACAATATCAAGTATCGTATTGAACTCCTCGACGGTTATTTTGCGCTTAAAATTAGTTCGTATGCTATCACCAAGGTTTCTTTCTATGTCGAATCTAACATAATTTTGTTTTTTACCGAACTTTACCATCATGTAAGCACAAAAGTCTTCATCTTCGCAATAAACCTCATCCAAGTCTTTTGATAAAAAAGAATAAAACAAAGTTTCTTCATCTATTTTCCACCCTTGTTTAGTAAGGATTTCGGGTGTTAATAATCTATTATCTGTCATTTCTTCCTCCTTTCATATTTGTCGCACTTAAAATGCCGCCCGCTAACATCCCAAATGTCAGGTATATAAACATCAAGGTCGGCACGGTATTTTCTATGCTCGTAGCATAAATATACCATTTCCTCAGAGCCGTCGAAATAGCGTTTAATTCTCGGACAGCGGTGTTTGCATTTTATGCACGTTTTTGGTTCATATTTAGCCATTCTTCCTGATTTTTTTAAGAATTGATGCCGAAATATCAGTCGTTTCCTGCTCTATAATTTCATCATTCTCAAAATCGGGCAATTTGCCGCTATTCCATAATTCTTTTGCGCATTCATCAATGCTCCAATCGGAGTGTGCATTTTGGATTGCGTTGAATTGTGCGATTTGTTCTGCATCAAGTTCCTTGCTGTAAGTAACTTTTTCTGTTAGTATTACTCTGATTTTCATTTTGTTTCATTTTTAGCGAGCATCTCACCAATCGTCGTTTTGGGTGCAATGTCGAAATTCTCTTGAATAAACTTTTCTGCATCTAAGGAAGGAGGCGTACCAAATGGTATCGCACTCTCCCAATCGCCGTAATCAACGTATTCGCCAGCCTTGTCTCGGATAATTGCAATACATTGCCTGATGGTTCGAGGTACGATTCGTAGTCGGAAACTCTTACTTCTCTGCCGTAGAACCTTGTCAACCTTTCGGCTATCTGTTCAAGGTACTCGCAATCAAAATTGAATATGCCTGTTACGTGTATCATAATATTACCTTTTATTATTATAACGCAAAGTTATATAATTGTTTTGTTTTTACAAAATAATTATATAAAAAAAATAAATATTTTAAGTTTTTTTTGCTTTTAACTTATTAATAAAGTCCTCCGTATTATTGCTTTCAATAATCCTATTAAAGAAATTTTCGGCAATAATCTTTTTTGCGTAATAAATTCGTTCCTTTTTGTAATTCTCAGGGCGAATTAGTGTTGATATATAATCTCGTAATTTTAAGCCGTGCATATTTTTTTTATTTAATGCTATCTGAATCACAGAATTAGCATACGCTTTATTTTTTTCGTCTTGAGACGGAGTTATAAGGTTCGCTGAGCTTAAAAAATCATAAATTTTGTCCGGGAAAAACTCAATTTGACCATGCTTTTTGAATTTTTCAAAAGCACTCAACAAAAACGCCCTGATAGATTCCTGAATTTCTATTTCTGTTTTCGTCGCGAATTGAGAGATTTGTTTTAATTTCGGAGCATGATTTTGGACGTAGATATTATGCTCATCTGAGGTAATGTAAGCGTCCAGCCACGAACACAAGGCAACGACAGAAATTTCAAACACTTCTCCGTAATAACCTCTAACGCCATTATACCATGCTTTTTTAACCTCCTCGACAGTGAAGTAAAAATAATGATGCGTAAATTCTTCGTGCATTTTTGCAGTAATAAACCGCAAAATATCAGGAGTAGGAGTACGTGATTTCATTAGATATATTTCCGTAACCAATGCTCCTATTGTGCGAGTATCGCACTCTTTAACCAACGACTGTGGCTTCAATATCGATTGTTGATTCTGGTTCTGTACTGTTGTTTCCATCGTTAAAAACTTGATTGAAAACGTCTAATGCGGACGTTGCATTAGACGATTTTTTGTTGTTAACTTTGTCATTATCGAAATTCCCGTCCAAAATTTTAGGGAAATTATTAGGGCTAAAAACCCAGTCAAATGTTACGTGGAACGTTCCGGAATTGAGAAATCTGCTATTCGCAACCTTCGATATAACAGTAATAATACCTTCTCGCCCGTATTCTTTAAATCGAGCGTTAACTTTCCCTGCTCGGTCATGTTGTATTTTTGAAATTTTAGGAATGACATTGCCTTTTATGTTCGCATTCCAATATTCCTTTATTTCTGTTAGATTTGGTTTTTTGACTGTGTTATTCGCTGTCGGAGATACAGAAACGTCAAATAGTACGTTAGAAGGCTGAGATTGTTGCGATACAGACGGTGTTGTTTTTTTAGTTTGCGTTGTTTTAGCCCATCTTCTTTCCGCACCTTGCTTACCACTTTTTTTCCTCTTCTCTCGAATATCCGCTGCTTTCTCGAAATCGACAACAAAATCTTCGAGGAGTAAGTCAATCATAGCGTCCTCCGGGCGTTCGCCATTTTCTTGAAATTGAAAAATGGCTTTAATAAGTTGTCCTGCTTGTTCGCAAGACAACTTATTAAATAGTGCTTTTTTCTTTTTGTAAATAATAAACGAATCAGCCATTTTCCTTCGATTTTAAAAGAGTTTCTAAATCAGAAGTAGAATATGTCGGATATGACTTTTTGATAAAAGAAATACCGTTAGTCGCTCTGTCGTAATTTCCTTTTTCTATGAAATCACGTACGTCTTTCGCATATTCTTCTGCCGTTTTCTTCTGTGTTTCCTTCGGTGTCTCCTTCGGAACGTTAGCAGTAGAATCTAAGTCTATGCCATCGTCAATAAGGAACAACCCGCACAATGCGTATTTCGTCGCATAAGATATTGCAGCACCAGAGCCTTGACCACCCTTAATTTGGTCTAAGGATGTTTGCGTCTTTACATGAATTTCCCCTTTATATTTGTCCTTATCTATCCATGTTTTTTCGGCAAAATCAGTAGTTCCTTCCCTCGCGTACGCGGAAGTTGAAACTTGCTCTAATGCTCCAGCCTTCGTCTTAAAAGCTATTGTTGCAATAGCCTTGCAATAATTTACGCCGCCGACCTCTTTAAAATCGACATCTATCGTCAGCGTTGTATTAGTAGCCTTCAACAAAGGCTTAACAGCGTCAAAGATGCCTTCTGCGGTTCTATATTTAAAAATTTTTCCGTTAGCACCTCCGATTTGGACGGACTTGTCTTTTGGTGCAACAAGGTTTTGTTGGATGTAAGCTAATGCTTCATAGATGTTGTTTGTCTCCATTTTTTGTACTTGTTTTAAAAAATATTAAAGAAAAAACTTTTTATATCCTTACCGGCAAAAACTTTTTTCCCTCGCTGATGGAAACGAGGCTTTAATAAGCCGTTTTTTGCCAATTCAGAATGCTATTACGATGACATTGTAACAATCGTGCTACTTGTGCCGTCGTGAACAGCGATTCGTCAGAGATTTGAGGAAGTGCTGTTACCATACTTTCTCTCGCTTTAAAATGTTGATAATGCATTGCTGAGTTACTCCCCATTTTTTTGCAATAGATGCAGCGCATCGTGTTCTTGATACGTTAGGGTTCTCACGGCGTAATTCCGTAAAACACGCCGTAATTTCAGAGTTTCGGACATTCCGTACCTCCATTTTTTTTGTTAATATAATTTCCATTTCTATTTTTTTTATTAATTTTGTAATTTTATTGTTTTTTGAGTTTATACATTTGTTTTATTTTTTGCAAATATAAACACGATATAACAAAAATACAAATTTTATATAACAATTTTACTAAAAAAAATATAATGTTTTGAATTTTAAACTGTTACAACGAATTAAAAATGTAGGCATTAATGGTTTTTATTGCTTTTTTTAGATTTTTGTTGCATAGAAATTGGTATAAAATTTGTTTTAATGTTAGAAATCGAATGTTTAACTAAACTTAATATAAAAATGGATAACATCTTAACCCGAATCTCACAGTTTTGTGAGTACGAAAAAATATCGGAAGATTATTTTTTCACTGAAAGCGGCATCGAAAGAAGCGGCAATCTAAATAAAAAAAGTATGCTGAATTTGAAACAGCGGTTCCCTGAGTTAAATAGAGACTGGTTGTTGACGAATAAAGGCGAGATGATTAATCCTTCTTATAAAGGGTTAAAAAGAGTTGCAACAACAGCGGCGGATAGGTTTAAGGAAGTATTGAATTTGTTACAACGAAGAGGTATTGTAACGAATCAAAAAGACCTTGCACAAAAATTAGGTTACAACAGAAGTTATTTTTCGCAGCTTGTTAATACTCGCATCTTAACCGCCGAAACGTGTTATAAATTAACAGAGTTTCTTCCGGACTTAAATGTTGATTATTTAATGTCAGGATTTGGAACACTATTGGTAACTGCAAAAGAGGAAGAAGAGATAAACTCCGCCTCCAAATCTACAATGCCATCATCGCCGGTAGAGGGAGACGGAGAGAAAGAACGTCTTATGCGGCAAGTTGAAAGTTTAACTGTTGAAATCTCAAAGCAGGGAGAGCGAATTGATAATGTTTTAGATATTATTAAGATTCTTACGGGAAAATCATAAAATATCTGCAAGTATTAATTTTATACATTACAACTGTTTGATATTTAGATGGTTATAAACTAAAATAAAATTTAGGTTTAAAATTATATAATGCAAGTTTTTTCTAAACTTTTTTATAAAATAATGCCGTATTTAAACTTTTTTAAGAGTTATACGGTAAAATGTTAGATAAAATTTGTATTTTTGCACCGTAATTATAAAAATTAAGGGGAAATCATGGCAAAATCATATACAACTGTACCAAAATCAAGTGCAAGTAATGCACCTGTATACGGTAATACAAGCGGCGGCACTTCCGGTGGCGGTGCTACGGCGGCAGCGGTATCAAAAGCAATGAGACAACCGCAAACACAAGCAACACCCGCTCCGACAGCAACTTCTTCGGTATTATCTCCTACGAATCAAAATAATCCTTTAAGAAATGGCTTTAAATCCGTCGATGATGTTTTGAAGAATAGCAAGCAAATTACCGACTTCCTTAATTCCCTGCCTGATTCTGAAATAGCAAAAAACAAAACAGCACAAGGTATAATCGGAAAGGCTATGGGATATGATGCGAAGCCAAAATTAGTGAATAAATTAACCCCTTTAAAAGGTGATGTTGTGATTTATCGCGGAGTAGATGGTAATAACTTACAAGGAGCGGACGAGACATCAACCGCTGTTTCACGAGTCCAAGACTTCAAAACAGGAGCAATGTTCCAAGGTGTTGGCATTTTTGGCGATGGCTCTTATTTTTCAACTGACCGTGATACTGCGTTAAGATATGCTCAAAATATTTCACAAGGAGTAATGAAAGCTACTCTCAATATAAAGAAATCAAAGATAATTGATTATGATAATTTGAAACAACTCCATAATAAGTTAAACAATGCTTCATCTATTAATAATGAATTTAAAGATTTATTACGTGAAAGCAAAATAAAAGGGAAGGAAATGGGTGAGAAAGCAATCGGAGCGGTTGCAACATTACTTGGCTACGACGCGATAAGAGTCAATAGGGGGAGCGAATATTATTATGTTGTTCTTAATAGAGGAGCACTAACAGTTGAAAAGTAGAATTATGGAATTAGACGAAATTTTCAATAAGGAGAATGTTAGCGAAATAATCAGGGCGTTAAAGTACAAAACAAATGTGATAGAACGTCCGTGGTCGGCATTAAAGAAAGAATACGACCCGACCGGTCATGCGATAATGGATAAGGGGCTGTATCCGGAACGAATAAGCGGCGACAAATTCACTCGTATCACATACGATTATCAACGACTCGCCGTCAAGCGCATGACAGAGTTAACTTTCGGCATTCCGGTTGTGCGTGAAGCGAATGCGGAGGATGATGAGCAGTTGGAAGTACTGCAATACATGGAGAATATTTTTTCACGACTCCGGATTGATTCGATGAATTTGGAGCGCGGCAAAATGTTGTTTGCCTCGTGCGAAGTGTTAACTCTATGGTATGCAATCGAAGAAAAGAACTCTCTGTACGGGTTCGATTCTCCGCTGAAACTTCGGTGTAAGAACTTTTCTCCGATGAATGGTGATATGATATATCCGCTCTATGATGAATGGGGCGATTTGATTGCATTATCGGTAGAGTATCAACGGTTAGTCGGCGACAGTTGGGTGCAATTCTTTGACACTTACACTAAGAACAAACATTACAAATTCAGGAACAGTAAAGGTGATTATTGGAATACCGAAGAGGAAGAGGATATTTCAATAGGCAAAATTCCTGCTATATATATGTACCGCCCGACGCCGATTTGGGAAGACACGACTAAGATAGTCGATGAGATTGAACTTGCAATGTCGCTGAACGGAAACTACTTAAAAAAGAACTCTAAGCCGATATTCGCAGTGTTCACCGGCGACGACGTTAAGTACGAACAAGAGAAATCGCCATCCGAAGAGGACAGAGCAATATTCCAATTCCCTGTCGATGCGAAGGCAAATTATATCACATGGGCGCAGGCGACCGATTCTTTGAAGTTTTATATTACTGAGTTGCGGCAAGCGTTTTTTACGCAGTTACAACTGCCGGACTGGTCGTATGAGTCCATGAAAGCAACGCCAATGTCGGGTGAAAGCCGGAAACAATTGTTTATTGACGCAATGTTGAAAGTTCAAGACGAGAGTGGGCGTATTTTGGAATTTTTAGACAGAGAAGTTAACGTTGTGAAGGCTTTCATGAAAGTAATGCTTCCGGCAAATTTGCACAAGGCAATTGACAAGGTACAGGTTAATTCTGTTATTACTCCGTATTCGGTAACAGACGAGGCGGATACTATTAAGAATAACATGATGGCTAATGGCGGCAAGCCTTTAATTTCACAATTTGAAAGTATTACGCGCTCAGGAATTACTAAAAATCCTCGCAGCACATACGAGACTATTTTGAAGGAAAACGCGGCAAATGCGGCAGGAATGGCTATCTAAAATAAAGGGGAATGGGCGACGAGCAGGATTGGGAAGACTTACTGTCTCAGGAGATAAATGACATCACGAATCTTATTACTTCCGCTTATCAAGCAGCGGAGAATGAGATTCTGTTGCCATTTGCTTTTGAAAGTAGTTTCACCGCAGCCGACTTGTCTGCGTATCCTCTTGCTCAAAAAAAGTTCAATCAGGTTATTACTCGCCTCACTAATTTTGCAGTCTCCTCTATCACCTCCTCCGTAAAAAAATCGTGGGACATTTCAAATCGAAAAAACAACAAACTTGTAAATGAGTATTTTAAAGGATGGACGGGCGTAGACGTAGAGCAACTTAAAGAACGCTACTTTAATGAAAATTTAGCAGTCAGGAAAGCATTTCTTGAAAGAAAAACAAACGGACTTAACCTTTCTGAGCGTGTATGGAATTACAACGAGGGGTATAAAACAGAAATCGAGGACGCATTACAGATAGGCATTTCAAACGGGGTTTCCGCAAAAAAAATGGCGAAACTCTTAAAAGATTATCTTCGTAATCCGTCTGCAACGATTATGGAAGTAGACCAAGCCGGTGTCGCGACTCAACTTATCGGGAAGGACAAAACGGGCGCAGGAGTATACCGCGACCCTATGAAAAATGCGCTCCGCCTTGCTCGAACAGAAACAAATATCGCATACAGGACAGCGGATTGCACGCGGTACGCACAACTTGACTTCATTGTAGGATACGAAGTCCACCTTTCTAAAAATCATACGTCTGGGCATGGAAAGCATATTGTAGATTTACATGATATTTGCGACGAATTACAAGGCAAGTACCCGAAAGATTTTAAATTTTCCGGCTGGCATCCACATTGCCGTTGTTATATGACAACTATCTTGAAATCTGAGAAGGAAATGAAACGTGACGAGGAATTAATCCGTCAGGGAAAGCAGCCGTCATCGGATAGCAAGAACTCCGTTCCGGAAGGCAAACCGCCACTTCAACTTCGTAAATGGATTAATGCTAATACTCAGCGTCTTGAAAATTCAACCTCATTGCCGTATTTTGTCAGAGATAATGTCTCGTTTTTCGGGAAAGTAAATTTTAACGATGCGGTAAAGGCTCAGTTTCAGGAGAGCGCAGCAATGAAGAAAGCCTCGATACTTGAAAGGGCAAAAATCCGGCACAATTCGCGCACACCGGAGCAGATTCAAGATATTAAGGACAGATGGGCAGCAAGGCAAAAAGAAATGCGGAAAAAGGCAATTTTTGCAAATGCGGCACAGCGTCATGCGGCAAGGACTCCGGAGGAGATTGCGGATATAAAGGCACGTTGGGCTGAACACGAAAAGAACATCCGCAGAAAAACAATCTTGAAAAAGGCAGAGGAACGTCATGCGGCAAGGACAAAGGCTCAAATCGAAGATATAAAAACTCGCTGGAAAGAAAGAAAACAAAAGAAAGCTGTTATAAAAGGCGGAGAGAAATATTATGATGTTGCGTCCGGCTTTAAGTTCGAGGATAAGATGTTGAAAGCGTTGAGGACTGCAATCGGAAAGAAGGATGTCAAGAAAATCGAAAAAGCAGTCGCCGACCTCAAAGCAGCAAAGAACTCTGTTAAGAAAATGGAGTATGTCAACTTGTCTGATTTCAGGAAGTTCTCGGCGGATGAATTACAAAGTGCTGTAACCGGCGTTAAGTCGAAGTTACAGCAGTGGTCGTCATTGTCGCTTGAAAATCAGAAAGCAAAACTCGAATTTGAAATTCAGTGGGTTCAGAAATCTAAAAAATATCCTACTTGGGAAATCGCAGAAAGGGCTTATAAGGCTGAGTTGGCGGAGGTTGAATACAAAATCCGTGTTGAGGAATATAAGGCAAAATTGGCGGATTTTAAGGCTTACAAAACGAAATCTAAGGCTTATAATGATGCGGTAAAAGACGCGGACAAGTTGTTGTCCGGCGCAAGGCTGTCTGCGACACAAGAAGCCGACATTAAAGCGTTGTTCAAATCGGCAGAGGGCGACTTCTTGAAATCGCACAAGCATATTACTACTGCGGATTTTGGCAAATTTACGCTTAAAGAACTCGAATCTGCCGACGATGCTGTTTCCACAATGCTTTCAAAACTTGCAACACAGCCTCTGGCAAAACAGCAAGCCGAGTATAGTAAGCAAATTGCTGACCTTCTTAAATATAAGAAGTACAAAACATGGAGTATTGCTGAGCGGGCTTACAAAGCCGAACTCGCAAAAGTCGAGTATCAAATCCGCGTTAATGATTACACGGACAGGCTCGCTGCGTTGAAAAAATTTAAAACAACGGACAAGACTTTTGCCGGAAATCTCAAAAAGGCGGAAAAACTACTCACGCAGACAGAACTTTCCGCTGCCGACGAAACTACAATGCAGAAATTGCTGTCTGATATGGAAGCAATCAAGAACACCGCTTCTATGAATATCCTTTCCGATGCAGAAATTCAAGCGTTGGAAGATAAATATATGCAAATGATAAAAGCGGCAAAGGGTAAGTACTCTGTAACGGTAGGTTCTAACAGTTGGAAACCGGCAGATAAGAAACTCGCAGATTTGGGACATGAATATATGAAGGCAGTAGAGGAGAAGGGATATGTCGGATATAAGACTGCACCGAAAACACCGTCGATTGATAAAGTAACACAAGCGCAAATTGACGCTGCTAAAAAACAATGGCTCACCGCTAAGCCGCAACACTTATCGTATGTTCAAGACCCTGTCGGCGGCGTATTTAAAGGAGATGCAAACTACATCACAAAATCAGGCAATTGGGACGCTTGGTCATTGTGTCAGAAGTTTGCTAAGAAAATGCAAGGTTTCGGTGTAGATGTTACGCCGGAAGAGTTGTCGATTATTGCGAGATATACCTACAAATCGGGTTTTATCAACAAATATCTGTTAGGACTCGAACATCCCACTCCGGCGCAGGCAAAATTACTTGATGCGTATAAAATAGCATTCAATTCAGTATTAACGAAACTTCCGAAGTATCAGGGCGTTACATTCAGAGGTGCTTGTTTGGATAAATCAAAAATGGCAAAAGGTACGGACGGCTTTTGGAATAGTATTATGCAAGCGTGGAACAAAGGCGGAGTGTGGGACAGCGCAGCCCCGATGTCAACAACGGCGAATGTGGACACTCCGGCTTTCTTCGGTACAGGTGTAACATCAGGAATTAATCCGCCGTCCAACAGGCAGAGGATTCTGTTTGTCGTAAAAGGCAAGACGGGAGTGTCGGTATCAGACATCGCCATTGACAAAAAGCAAGACGAGGTCTTGTTCCGCGCTGGCAGCAAATTCAAAATAACTAAAAAGCCTTACCAAATCACAAAGGCTAATATGAAAAATGCCCCGTATGGAGATGTCGGCGATTACTTAGTCGAATTAGAGGAGATATAACGTGGAATATCCCAATCTTCTTGTTTTTCAAGAGAAACGTCAAATCCGCGTTTATATCCCTCAATCCATTTTTTCACGTATTCGTCAGGAATGGGTGCTGGGATTTGATTGTAGGGGTCGTCGCAAAAACTCGGCATTTCCGCGTTAGGGAAATTTTTAAAAGTGTCAGCAAGTGCGTTATACCAGTCTTCTTCTGTAAAGCCGTTGTGAAATATCCCTTGTCGTACAATACTCAGAATTGTAGATTCCTCCATCTGACGTGCGTAACAAGTCAGGTAGTTCTCAGCACCATACTTGCAGTATTTTTCTAATTCTGCTCTTATTTTTTCTTTATCCATAATCCTATTTTTTTAAGATTTTAACAAAAGATTCCGGAAGTGCAATGTTGTCAATTCCTAATGCGCTTTTGAACAGAGGAGCCATTTCCTCGTCGGTAAAACCTGCGATTCCGCAGCCTATTCTCGTTACGTAGAATGTCTGCTCAGGATGGGATTTGGCGAATTTTACAAAATCGTCAACGTACGGTTTTATTGTGGCTGTGCCGCCGTGCATTGTCGGGATAGCGTAACATTGTCCCTGTAAGCCGACGCCTTGTCCCCAAATTGCACCGAATTTGTCGTATGCAATACGAGCCGCGCCGCCGTGGTGCTGACCTTCAAGATTGCTTCCGAAAACAAAGATTTCATTTTTGCCGAGTTTTTTTATGTTTTCCGGCGTAATTTTCTGATTTGCGTTCATTTTTTTACGGTTTTAAAAAGTTAAACAAAAGGCGGCTCAAACCAGACATTACAGCCGAACCGCCATAGTGGAAGATAAAAAAATAATCAATTTAAGTTAAAATACGGTTCAAAATTTTGACAAGAGCAACTAACTCTTGTTTGGAAAAATACAACAGACAATCTTTGTCATGCCCGCCGTAAGGATTTTTTTCCAACATCGTGAGGTTGAGTGCGTAATCCGTATGCGGCGGATTGTTGCCGAGTGCGTAAGTGTGTTTTGACGCTCTGATACGACCGGCTTGTTCTGCGGTTGTGTGCGTCGAAAGGCAGAACGTATAATCGTAGTTACGGTTCTGCGAAAGCGTTGTTGATTTAAGCATAATTTTTAAAAATTAACGCCTTTCCCTGCCTTTTGCTTACGGTCTACAACAAAGCCGCCCGACGCCATTACAGCAATCGGAAAGGGGGAAAAGCGTATATGATTATTCAATTTCATAATGTTGTATAATTTTAAGCATCGCAAAATTGAGAAAAAGGCAAAAAACATGCAAATTTTTTTGCAACTTTTTTCAATAAAAAACGCAATGTTTTGATTTTTAAACTATTGCAAAAGGATTAATGCGGCAAGTTGTATTTATTTATTCCCTGCCGCATGGCAGACCCTTGTTTTATTTTTACGTTGCAAAGATACAAACAAAGTCTAAACTTTCCAAATGTTTTTATAACTTTTTTTTTGCCGGAGTTTAGATTGTTGTTATAAAAACAACCCAAAATCTGCCGTTTTTGTGCCGTTTTGTTTCTTCGTTGATAATTTGGACGGTTTTGGTATTTTAACCGCTAAAATCGGCTGTTTTCGGCAATTTCTGCCGGATTTATCTATATTCCAAGAAAAAAACTTTTAAGGTGAAGGAGTTATTAACAAAACCCAAAACAAAAAAAATACGTGCCGCTTGTTATTTTTTTTTTTTTTTTTTTTTTTTTTTTTTTTTTTTTGATTATATAAGTTATATATTAATTATATAATATTTATATTATAATTATATTATATATATAGATTATATGTAGTAGTAGTGGTAAAAAAAAGGGTTCAGTTTCGGTTTTTGGTTGCCGCAACCATTTGAAAGTCAAAGAGTTACGAAAAGGCGGTATGGCAAAATATGGCAAACGATAGCAAAAATTTTATCTTTTGTATTTATTTGAAAATCAAAGAGTTAAAGGTATTTAAACCCCGTTTGCTATACTTTGCTATCGTTTGCCATAATTTGCTATTTGTTATGTCTGAAATAATCCATGTCGTATTCGCAAGTGAACTCGGTGAAAATTTCGATTATATCGGTTAATTTTAATTTCATTGTTTCGGCGAGGGCTTGCATTTTTTTTATACGAAAATCTGTGGATTTCCGGCATGGCATATCCTGCTCTAAAATTTCTTTTTCAACGGCGTATGCCTCGTTTTTAATTTGGGCGATTTCTTGCGTAGAAAACTCGCGGGTGGTGTATTTGTACTCCATAATATCAGAAAGTTTAAAATTTTAAAAAAATGGGCGGTTTTGCCGCCCGTTTACTGTTGTTTCTTATTCCTCGTCGTCGGTGTCAACCTCTTCTAAGGAAAAATAATTAAGAGTTCCGTATTTACAGCAGTCCATTGTTGCACACGTTACGACCGGTGTTTCGTCGTCGTATTCTTCCAACATTCTTTTAAGTTGTCCAGCCGTCAAGGTTGAGGATGCAGCCTCTTCTTGAGAATAATGGCTACGACAGGTGTTTAAGAGAAGTATATCCATAATTTTAACTTTTTTAGTTTATTCTACATCATAAAGCCAACTTTCAATGAAAAGTTTGATATTGCTGCCGAAATAAGCCGCAATGTCCATCATTTCGTTTTCGCTTACGTTTCCGAGTTCAGCCATAAAAGCGTCGCGTCTGGAATTGAAAATTGCCTGTTCTAATTCAAAATTTCTTTTCATTTTTTTATCCTCCAAAAATTTTAAGTTATACTTATGTTTTATTTTTACGCTACAAAGATAAAAACTAAATTTATATAATGCAAGTTTTTTCTAAACTTTTTTATAAAATAATTATGGATTTAAAGGTTTTTAACATAGTGCGGCGGTAAAAATTTAAATTTATGCTTTAATTTTGCAACTAATTTTAAATCTAAAATTAAGGGTATGGAAATTGTAAAAAAACCGACAGCAGCAGAGAAAGGAAGAGCCGTGCGTGAAGCGCAAGTTGTTGTGTTATACAAGGAAGTAAGGGATAAGCACAACAGGTTGGAGGTTTCCGACAAAGTAGCATTTGACAATATTGCCGAAGAGGTCGGCATTGGAACTTCAACGGTGCGGTTAATTTTAAAAAGGACGGGGAATTTGGATTATAAAAAAGGGGCGCGGTCAGCAACCCCTGAAAACGAATCCTAATTTTCGTGCGTTGGCTTCCGTGATTTCGCTGCGATTCGTTTGTGCAGTTATCTCGGCAGCCATCCCGCCTCGTTTTGTTATCACATATCCTCTCCGGCGTAAAATTAATCTATACGAGATTATCTTTTTTTGTTTTGCCGGATTAAAGTCTTTTGGCAACCAAAAATTTGTTTTTTGGTCAAGTCCTAAACATACACGGGAGATTTCTTTCCTGCGGGTTTCATTCCATGTTTTTACACGTTTTTCGTTTATACGGTTAATTTCTTCGGGACTTTTACCACCCAATGCGTACACTCCCTTTTTAAACATTCTGTCAGGGTTAGCATTGTTGCGGGCGATGTCGGCGCGGCGTTGTTTTGCCTCGCCTGTCTCGGAGCGTATCTTTTCTCCCCCTTTTGCTGCTGCATTGGCTTGCATTTGCTTCATAAAATCAGTCGTTTTTTTTAAGCCGTAATGACGGGCAATGCGGTGTAGTGTGGTCACCGAAATGTTCATTTTTTCGGCAATAACATCGTTCTTTGTTTCTGCGAAATTGTCGCAAATCCATTTTATGTCGTTATCTGATAAGGCTTCAATGATTATTTTTGTGAACATAATATTTTGCAGTTTTCCTATAATCAATCTCCATTCCTTTCTCTGCCGGTTTGTCCGGCACTAAATCCCACAGCGGGGAGTTTCTGAAATTCTCCCACGGGTCGTCTGTGTAAGTCGGCGAGGGTTTCTGTTCTGCTTCCTCGTCGAATAAACTCATTTGTTTCGGTGTTTCCATTTTATTGAAATTTTACGGGATTTGAACTATTCTTAATCGCATAAAGCAGATTATTGCGTCGATGTCGCTAATTGTTAACGCGGGAATCTTGCTCGAATCGATATTAATTGTCGTATTGCCCGGCTCTAATAAATCCATTCTTTCAATTCTGTCATCGCTGGAATTGTTGATGATTTCCGAGAGTTTCTCGTGAATTTCCGAGGCTATTTCCCTCGTTGATTTGCCGACAGACAAGAGGTCTATTGACATATTTATTGTCTTCCGGCGATAAAAATTTTTATATGTAATTACTACTATCATGGTGTTTTCTGTTTTAAAAATTGCCGGAACGTTACCATTCCGGCGTGTTTTTTTTTAAATTATGCTGCTTTGAGGCTTGCGCTTGCGACAATTTCGTCGTATGCGGCGTTCAGTTTTTTGTGAACTGTTCCTCCGAATATATTATCGAATTTGCGCGTCGGGTCGTCTTTCTGACCGGCTGTGCCGTATGTCGCTTTGTTTTGGAAGTAAGAACTGAGACCGTTGAACAACCAGTTGCCGTCGTGTTTTTTGAAAGCGTCCTGTCCTACGCCGGACTCTATACTTTCTCTCAGTCCGTTGTAGATGTTTTTTGCTTTCGTTGACAAGTTGCTTGATTCTGCGCCTTCTATGCAGAAAGTGGTATAATTGCGTTCAAATGCCATCTTGCCGCATACTTGTTTGATTAACCTTTCTGAAACCGATGATTTTGTAAGCAGTGCGGTCTGCTCTTTGATAGCAGCAAGTGTCGCATCGTAGACTTTGAGAACTTGCGCAGCGTGAGCAACGTTTTCTAACATCCTTGCTGAAACGCCGGAGGTATGCTTGAAAGAAAATGTGCTGACGTGGTTGCGAAGCATGGCGTATTGTAATGTGTTGTTACATACTACCCTTACAGGTGTCATAATCACCCTGACCGCTCCGAATCCGTCATGGCTTGTCGTGATTACGGCGTACATCTCGCCGTGGTCGTCAAATGTGTCGCCTATTTGAAACCTCTCCGGAAACTTTGCAGTTACAAAACACCTCTCTCCCTTTCCCAAGACTCCGGCAGCCTCGATAAAAGGTGCGTTCCTGTCTCCGCCGCAGCAGAGGTCATTCACGAACGCGAATGCTTCGCGGTTTTGAACTATGCCGTAATTTTTCGTTACAAGTCCCAGCACTGCGCCATTGTCTGCTCTGCGCGTATACTTGTGCGCAGGGTCTTCCGTCCATACGTCGTTTTGAAAGTATCCCGCCGGAATAGAATCCACTGTGTAATCTGCGCCGCTTGCTTGTAATGCGGTTATTACATCCATTTCTCCGTCGAACACTTGTCCGAGACCGTGCCAAGCACGTCTTTTCCTGCCATTTTCAGCAAATGAGGCTTTGCCGTTGTTAATTTCAATCAAATGTGCCATTTCTTTTATGTTTTTAAATTGCCCCGATAAATATCAGGGGCAATAGGTTTAACAATCTTGTTCAAATTCTATGATATAAGCGTTGTCCCAATCGAAACTTTCAAGTTCCTTAACAGTCGCTATTGCGACTTGTAATCTTTGGATAACCTTTTCTATTTCAGGAATTGCGAGTGCGCCGTAAGACGTAGTTTGGATTCTGTACGTTGGTTTGTGCTGTATGCACTCTTTATCGTTGTAGTGGAAATGCCAGTCGTCCGCATAGATAGTTGCACCATGCTCCGGCTGCTCTATCATCCGTACTTGCATTGCGCAAAAACCGTCTTTATATTTCCTTTTAAAGCGGATAACCTTGTATCCGTTAATAACGGATGTGCAAGCGGCGAATACTTCGTCGCGATTGCTGTCTGAAAGTGTAAAAGTTTGTGCCATAATTAAGTCCTCCTTGTTTTAATATTATTTCTCAAATGCTGTCCCGTATGCTCCTGCTACGTATCTTATGTCGTTAGTTACGTTAAATGAATCATCGAGAATTTTTTTGCCGAATTTTTCAAGAGCGGCATCCATTTCCTTGACTCTGGCGAGTTGTTCTGGTGTGGCATTTTCCCAGCCTAAAATCAAAAATACAAATGGGGCATTGGTATAATATAAGTTGCCTTCATATTCTCTAAGACGTTTTCTTTCTTGTCCGCCGCAGATTAATTTTTGGTATGCCTCGTTGTAATTGCTTTTCCCGAAAAAGCATTGTAACATGTAAATCATAATTATTTATATTTTTATGCCCGTTGAAGTTATCGCAGGGCGGGTTAAACTTAGTTGAAATGTAATGATGCTTTATGTTCGATGTAGGCATTATCGGTAAATCTGAACTCGTAATTCCATTTCGAGAACGGTTCGTAATAAGTATTACCGGTGTAATATCTTCTGTCAAACGTCAGCCAGATTTGGTAATTATAACGCTCTGCGCTCAAATCGTGTCCGTTTGGAAAAAACACTTGCAATTTGTGAAATGCGTATAATTGTTTTTTGCCGGTTGATTTATTTTTCTCGATAAAGAGGTAAAAACAATCATAACATTTTTTCATTTCGTGTTCGCGCAAGAATTTTTTTTCGTAATTTGAAAGACCGCGTAAATCTTTCTCAGAAAAGACGGATTGTTCAAATTCTATTTTCGCTTTTTGAATATTAAGGATTCTGTTTGGATTTACCGCAATGTAAAATCCGTGATTCCTTTTTCTGTGTTCTGCTACTGTAATCATAATTTTATCCTCCAAAAATTTTAAGTTATACCTTTGTTTTATTTTTACGCTACAAAGATAAAAACTAAATTTATACAATGCAAGTTTTTTCTAAACTTTTTTATAAAATAATGCCGTATTTAAATTTTTTTAAGAGTTATACGGTAAAATGTTAGATAAAATTTGCATTTTTGCACCGTAATTATAAAAATTGAGGCTGCATTAGAATCGATGCAAGTAAGTTAGTTGATAACAAGAAATGGAAATATTACAAAAAAACATATCAGTTTCCTTATTGGAGACTAATGACGGTCAGGTCGCGGGACTTCCGGCTAATCCGCGTGAAATTCAAGATGAACGATTTGAAGCATTAAAGAAGTCCATCATCGACGCGCCATCTATGCTATCGATGCGCGAACTCCTCGTCTATCCATACAACGGCAAGTATGTGATTGTCGGGGGAAACATGCGCTTCCGTGCTTGTCTCGAAATCGGTTACAAGGAACTGCCGTGCAAGATTATTCCAGCAGACTTCACCCCGACGCAACTCCGAGAAATCACCATCAAGGATAATGAGAACTTCGGTCGCAACGACTGGGAGAAACTTGCAGCAGAGTGGAACTTCGAGGAGTTGAAGGACTGGGGTATGGAGATGCCGGAGGACTGGGAGAATGCCGAGGCAATTGAAAATGGTGAAGAAGGCACTCAGGTCGAGGCAGAGGAGGACGATTTCGACGAGGATAGCGACGACATTCCCAAGCGATGCGAACTCGGCGATGTGTGGCAGCTTGGCGACCACCGTCTGATATGCGGCGACTCCACGGATGTTGCAGTCGTTAAAAAACTCCTCGGTTCTGAACGTGCCGACTTGTATCTTACCGACCCGCCCTATAATGTTGACTATACAGGAGGGACGAAAGATGCGTTGAAAATAGCGAATGACAAGATGGCGGACAAGGACTTCCGCAATTTCCTTATCCTTGCATTCTCGTCGGCAAACGAAGTTATGAAAGAGGGCGCGGCATTCTACATTTGGCACGCGGATAGTGAAGGATTCAACTTCCGTGGAGCTTGCCGTGATGTGGAATGGAAGGTGCGCGAGTGTTTGATTTGGAACAAAAACGCACTGGTAATGGGTCGGCAAGACTACCAGTGGAAGCATGAACCGTGTCAACCTGCGGGGACGATGGTGCTTACGACCGCAGGTGAGAAGCCAATAGAAGAACTCACGGATGCAGATAGGGTGATTTCATACGATTCGTTAAGCGGGCAGATTGTAGGCTACAAGAACGGAGGGTATGAAATCAAAACCGCACATCGTGAATATGACGGATTGCTTTACACCGTTGCAGTTGGTCTAAAGGCTACTCGTTGCACGGACAACCATCAGTTCTCTGTGCGGTTCAACAGAGAGGCTAAGGCTAATTATTGCACATATTTGATGCGGAGAGGCGACTGGTGGCGAGTGGGCATTGCCAAATGCTACGATGCTCGTCAGTTTGGGTTAAAGACAAGATTCCATCAGAAACACGCTGACGAAATGTGGCTTCTAAGCGTCCATCGTGATAAGATAGAGGCACAAGTTGCCGAACAGATTATCACCGTAAAATACGGGATACCTTACACCGTGTGGGAACAGGACAGGTTCACTAAGGCAGCTCGGACAAAGAAACAAATTGAAGCTATATACGAGGCATTAGACTTGTCTGTAATGCGCGACAACGCTCACCGTCTACTTCATGACTTTGGCAGGTCGGAGAGATTCCCGTTTATCAACAAGGAGTCGAAATCACAAAGGTTCAGCACGAGGGTTACGGTTAAGATTCACGCTTGCAACCTTGTGCCGGAGATTATGCAATTACCTATTCCAACCTCATCAAAGGCATATCCCAACTTCAAGTTCGCAAGTATTGACAGCGTGTCATACGAGAAATTCAAAGGTACGGTGTACTCGCTTGCAGTATCCAAACATCAACACTACATTGCCGACGGTATTGTAACTCACAATTGCCTGTACGGGTGGAAGGAAGGTGCTGCGCACAAATGGTACTCCGACCGCTCGCAGACCACGGTTCTTGACTTCCCAAAGCCTACACGCTCGGAGATGTATCCGACAATGAAGCCGATTCCATTATTCGCATATCTTGTACAGAACAGCACAAAAGAAGGCGACATTGTACTCGACAACTTCGGCGGCAGCGGAACGACAATGATGGCTTGCGAGCAATTGAAGCGGAAGGCAAGACTTATCGAATTAGACCCACACTATTGCGATGTCATACTCGCAAGGTGGGAGAGTTTTACAAATCAAAAAGCTATTAAATTATGACACCACAAGAATTGCAGTATTCCCTATATGAAACAGACAACGACCTTGAAATTCCGACACTGCGGCTCGACCGTCAGCCGGACAAGGTGGACATACCGTTCCTCGGATACGGCGAACAGGCGAGGACGACGAAGATGAACGGCTACGGCACGTTGCACTTCTACCTTGACGACTACCGTTTTACGGCTATTTGGAACGACCCTACGCCGATATTGAACCACAACCCGCGCAACATCGTCGAGCCGAACTTCTCGCTGTATTGCGAGACGCCTGTGGCGATGGGGTTGCAACAGATATACAAGAAGAGGGCGATTGCAAGGAAGATGCAGGACGAGGGCATCAACGTCTTTGTCGATTTGAACGTGAACCACAAGTTCTACAAGTTGAATATGCTCGGAGTGCCGAGGGGGTATAGGTCGTTTTGCACGAGGGGCTATTCGGACAGGCTTAATTACTTGCAATTCGAGTACAACATCGCGACTGAATGGGCGGAGGGCAACCCGCTGATGTTCGTGATATTCGGCGGCGGAGAAGCGTGTAAAGAGTTTGCGCGACAGCACGGCTGCATCTACGTAACGCCGATGATTATTATGAAGAACTACAACAAGAGGTTCGAGAAGAAATTACAAGACGAAATTGCCTTAAATTTCCCGAATTTTGAAGATACAAAGGCATTGGTAAGTAAAGCAACAAATCGAACTTTTCAGCGGCAAATTTACAATTATGGGGAGGAAGAATAAAAAAAACGGCGGACTTGAAATGAATCCGCCGTTTTGCGTTTAAAAAAGTGTCAGTTGTGTGTTCTGCCGCAGCGAAATCTCCAAGTCGATGAGCGCGGCGTATTCCTTGCGAAGGTAGGTTTTCTTGCGCACCTTCTTCAAGGCGGCGATGATTGCGCCGTTCTCGGTATTGAAATATTCGTCTATCGGGCTGTCGTAATATACGCCGTAACCTCCGCCGGACGATGTGTTCTCCTCGATGCCGGAGTGGGAAATGCCGAAGCCATATCCTCGTTTGCTTTTTGCAGTTCTAACTTCCAACATCGCTCCGCTATTACGAGGAATTATGTTTATGCGGTGCGGATTAAGGCAAACATCGTGGATATTCCACTGAAATCCGAACTCCTCGAATACAGATTCATGTCCGCTGTTCGGGTGTGCCTTAATATATGCACACCATTCGCCGAAATTGAATGTGCGGTTAAGACAGCGGCAAATGTGATGAACGTGATATGTCATTTTATTGGTTTTATTTTTTTGTGTTCGTACTTGAAGCCGTTTTGGGCGAGTTGCCGCCAAAACATAGCCTCTTGTTCGGGTGTCGCCCTTGTCAGACGGTAGGTGTCGTTGAGGTGTTCGTAGAACCGTCCCTCGGTGTCCGCAAATTTTGGGACGCCGTTGTCGATAAACAAGAAGATGTACGGCTCGTTGTACTTTGTATGCCATACGATTTCACCGCGTGTGAGGGTAAGTGGCGTGATGTGCTTGCCACTTTCGGTATAAACGGCGGAATCATAGCAGCGGAAGTCGTGCGTCTTCTTGTTGATTATCTTCCGTGTGTTCCTGTACATTCCGGTATTAAGTCTATTTCATACTGCGGTCTGTCATTCACCAAGTTGCGAAGTTGCACTTTTAAAAAACCAATTTGGTCTTCCAAAACCTTTGCTATTTTCTCATAAGAAAGGTAGAACTTGGAGATTGCCTCGCAAGAAACAGGGCTGAGAGAAGCGAACCCTTCATATTCACAAGTATCCATAACAGAGATGTCTGTAATTATATTAAATGGATTTGGAATTTTGGGATTGAGTTTGTTGCCATGTTGCCTATGGGCAATAAGGGCGTTGATACGTTCCAAATCGTTTTCCATCGAGGAAATTTCTGTGCTGATTTCGATAATTTTTGTTATATCCATAATTAATCAATTTTTTTGTAAAACAATGAAAATACTGCTCCGTAATACTCCATTCCCTTGCGAGTGATAAAGAGTTTGTTGCCTTCTAATGTCATAAGACCTTCGTTAATCACAAAATTAATCTCGCTGCCGTAATAGTTTTTGATGTTTACAAACGGAAACGTGATTGCAGTGTTCACGAGCCTTTGCCCGGCATTCAGGTCTATTGACCCGCTGTATGCGGAAATAGCGGCAAACTTGTTAAAAAGTTCTTGTCTGCTGAGTGCGTAGTGATAACCGCTTTCAAACGTTCCTGCGGCGGTTGCCTCTTCCAATACGTCCTTTCCAAACCTTAACTTGCCGGAATTGTATGAAAGACCGTAATAGTTCATTGATTGTGCAGCAATCCCGAACCCCTTATATGCACATCCGTTAAGCATACGGTTGCGCAAGTATGATGACATTCCGAAGTCGCCGTCGCAGCGCGTGAAGGTGTTTTGACCGTACCTCGCTGAGTAACCCATGTTTGTCAGACCGTCGTATAATCTGTTATAAAAATGCCACAACTCGGATTTTGAGAAGGGTGGTATTTTAGCGACCTGATTTGGGCGGAACTCGTAGATGGTGATATGTTCCGGCTTAATTTCGGATATTGCGTCCAAGTCGGCTTCTATTGTAGATATAGATTGTCCTTTTATGCCGTACATGAAGTCAAGGTTGACTTTTGGTATTCCGGCTGCGTGAATTTTATCAATCCACTTGCAAATTTCGGCAATAGGAACTCCGCTGCGGAAGTTGGCTTTCAGGACATCTTCGCTCGTGGATTGGATTCCAAGCGACATCCTCTGTATCCCCGACCTTGCAATCCTCTCCACCTTCCAATCTGACAACGTGCCGAAAGTTCCCTCGATACTTGGCTCGAAATAAGTCTCGCCGTCATATTTGACCTTACGCCTTGTGTTGTCATACAAGTCAAGCAGTGCGCCGAAAGGCTCATCGTCCAATGCTGTCGGTGTACCTCCTCCGATGTCGAACCCGTACAAAATCGGCGTGGATTGCGCTAAAAAACGGCTTATGTCGGCTTTTAACGTGTCAATATATCTGCGCTGCCACACTATGTTCGGAAGCGGTATTTTGGCATATTCGCAAAAAGAGCAGAGCCTCTTGCAAAAAGGTATATGAATATAGAATGCTGTCTTTATACTTGGGAACGGCAGCGGAATGTCCTCCGCCAAATACTCATACCAGTCGTCAGGACGAAGCGGGTAAGAGGTGTTGAATAATGAGTCGTTTTTCCGATTTTGGAAAATTTGATTAATGTTCGTCTTCATTGCAGTTTCCTATTTTTTAAGCGTTTGTTACTACGGCAATTGTGCCTCTATTCCAATCTTCGACAAACGCAACCTTATAACGTCCGTAAACGGTGTATTTGAGTTGGACGTTGCCGCGTTTGCCGTTTGCAAAAAATACTCGTTCAGATAATGGTGGCGTTTCAAGCCCTGTACAGTCTTTAATCCGCATTACCGTCTCTTTGAGAGCCTTTTTAAAGGCAGCAAGGGAAATTCCTGCCGCCTGTATAAGTTGTTCAGTGTAAGTCATAGTTAAATATTGTTTTTGTTTGCCAAAAATTTGATAAGTTGAATATCGGAATCAAACTTCTGTCCGTCGCAACGGTAATAAACCTTACAGCGAGTTTCAATTTGCCTTACTTCTTGGAATGTTACCGGAATGCTGTTGAGGCGTGATTCGCAGTCGTATATTGCACGACGGCAAGGATAATCGCCGAGGATTTCCCACCGCTTGTCATGCTTTGTGTATTCCTCCATCTTATTCAAACTCCGCGTTTCGAGTTTGAGGGTGTACTTGTTGCCATTGACGGTTCTGTGTAATATTTCTCTCATAATAACCTCTGTTTTAAAAATTATTATTGTTTTTTAACGCTTCCAACATTTTGTTGTAGAAATCAAGAGCCGCCGTGTATTCCGTTATTTCAAAGAAATACATTCTTTCATATCCGACGCCGGTCATTATCGTTATCACGATGCCTGTTTTTGTTGCGACATAATTTGTTGCCGGTGCTTGAATTAAGCAATTCTCATATATTTCAAAAAACCGAATTTCGTTGTTAATTGAATGTTTCGATGTTTGTATCCAACCAAACAACGGTGCGATACAATCTATTGTTTCTATTTCGCCATATTCTTTGAATTGCTTTTTTTCTTCTTTTGTTAAAGAGCGGCAAAAGTTTTTAATGTTTACAAATTCCATAATTTTATCCTCCTTGTTTACTTGTTATCTACAAATTCTCCGTTGCGCCATGCCTTTTTCGGTGCGGGACGACCGCCTTCGTGCCTGTCTTTAATGTAATATTCGCTTGAACCGTACCATGTCGCGTTTTTGAACCATACGGGGTAGTAAGTTCTTTTGGCTTCGTCGGCGGTGGCGCGTCTCCAATATGCGCGGGCTTCAAGACCTCCCGTGAGAGGCGAGAGCGGCGAGCGTTCTGATACCGTGATGTCGTCGCTCTTGAAGTCGGCGAACATCGTTTGATAATATGAATCGCGAGGGGTGCAGCGGTTGCAAGCGATGTAGTTAATAGACTTGTAAGTTTTCATTTTTTTATCCTCCAAAAATTTTAAGTTATACCATTGTTTTATTTTTACGCTACAAAGATAAATACTAAATTTATATGATGCAAGTTTTTTCTAAACTTTTTTATAAAATAATGCCGTATTTAAACTTTTTTAAGAGTTATATGGTAAAATGTTAGATAAAATTTGTATTTTTGCACCGTAATTATAAAAATTAAGGGGAAATCATGGCAAAATCACATACAACTGTACCAAAATCAGCTACCGGCGGTGCAACCACGCCGTCTAATGCTCCGCAGAAAGCTACTCCGACTTCGGCAGCAGCAACGAGTACAACGACTGCACCGGCAGCAACAAAGAAGGCAGCAACAAAGAAAGCAACAAAACAAGACACAGATACAACATCAACTCCGGCAAATGCAACGTCACGCAACGTTAAGGCATATTTCGGCAACAACAATGGCGGCTTTAAAGATGTGAACGATTTGGTCGCAAATCAAGCGAAAATTGAGAAATGGCTGGATAGCGCGGGAAAGAAATTAACAGGAGATAGAACTCCGCAATGGCTCGCAGCAGAGGCTATGGGGTACAACGCGAAACCTAATGTTGTGGCGTCGGTTTCGGCATTGCCAAATCAGCAGAATCGAATTACAATGTATAGAGGCGTGGCTGGCAGTGCGTCGTATGCGCAACAATTTAAAACAGGCGAAAATTATCCGGGCGTAGGAATTTATGGAGATGGAGCATATTTCCAATTATCTTATGCAGGAGCGCAGCATTACGCACAAACTTCTAACAAAGCGCACGTAATTACTTGTTCTGTTGATACGTCAAAATTAAGAATTATCAGCGAGCCAAAATTAAGAAAAATGCGAAACGATTTGTTGAAATCTTCTAAGGTTTCACAGAGAGTGAAAGATTTGATTGGCAGTAATAAAATAACAGACAAACAAGGCAATTCTGCATATCCGAGCAATTCACGAGGTGCTTCAGACAGTTCGCTTGGCACATTTGCGACATTACTTGGATACGACGCGATATACGTTCCGAAAGGCAACGGTGGAAAAGTCGCGAAAACTCAGCCGACTAATGCTGGCAAGGATAATGATTTTTATGTGATACTTAACAGAGGCGCAGTTGATGTTAAGAGTGGGAATTAAAAAAAACACAAAAAAAGGGATGTTAATTCATCCCTTTTAATAATACTTAAAACAATTCGTCTTCGTGTGCTTTTAGCCATTTGGAATATTCATCCCAGTGGTTTGTGATATAAAAGGCGGCTTCTTTGTAGTATTTTTCAGAAACCCCGATGTTTTTAAGATGGAACTTTAAGTCTGCACCCATGTTTTCAACCGACACCCTTACTTGATTGATTGCGAAAGGTGATGGTTTAATTTCTTCAATACTTGTAATCATGATTATAACATATTTATTGGTTAACGATTGCAAAAATATAACATAAATCTAAATTATCCAAATTTTATTGTAAATTTTTATGGCAAATAATTTTATATCGCATATTAACCCGCTTGGGCAGCCGCCGAAGTACAAAACTGCAAAGGAGTTATGGGAGAAGTTCATCGATTACTGTGCGTGGGTGGACGGTAATCCGATTGAGTTGCCGGAGCGGTCGGCAATGTTCGGTTCAAAAAAACAAGTGGAGCGCATGGCTCAGAACAAGGCGAAGGTCAGCCGTCCTTACACTTTATGCGGGTTTCAAGTATGGGCTGGAATTGCGAACTGGACGGAGTTTAAGCGTCCGGAATTTCGCCATCGTCCTGATTATCTGAGGGTCATTAATATAATAGAGACAACAATCAAGTCGCAGCAGATAGACGGCGCAATGGTCGGTCTGTACAACAGCAATCTAACGGCTCGTTTGAACGGCATTTCTGAGAAGACGGAAGTGTCCGGCGCAGACGGTGCAGCGTTGTTTAAACCGATAAAGGTAGTCTTTGAAGGCGATGTCAAACCAAACCTTAATCCAAATGCAGACCCAAAAGGCGAACATAAAGACAAAGCAGGAGAGTAATGACGACTCGCTTACGGGAACGGCGGTCGGCAAATGCATTCAGTATGCACGGCAGGAAGGGTATACTATAATCTCGGAACAGGGCGCGTCCCGTTCCGGCAAAACATACAATACGCTGTTGTACATAATCACTTACTGCCTCAATCACCCGAAAACGAAGGTGAGCATTGTTCGTGCTACGATGCCCGCGTTGAAGCGTTCTGTCTTGGATGATTTTAGGGATATTATGATACGGCTCGGCGAGTGGTCGGAACGGTCAATGAACAAGACCGAGTTGATATATACGATGGGCAAACACAACGGGTCAAGGATTGAGTTCTTTTCTGCGGACGACGAGCAGAAGTTGCGCGGGTCGAAACGCGACATCTTATTCGTAAACGAAGCGAATGAACTCCGCTTTATAGAATGGCAGCAATTAAAGATGAGAACAACACAATTCGCCATTTTGGATTACAATCCTTCATTTTCCGACGAGCATTGGATTTGTCAGGTCAACAAAGACCCGCGCACATACCACTTCATTACGACCTACAAGGATAATAAGTACCTTGAACCCGAAGTCGTGGCAGAAATCGAAAGTTTGAAGGGAAAGAACGAGACTTTGTGGCGCATTTACGGGTTGGGATTACAGGCGGTGGTTGAGGGTCTTATCTTCAACAACGTGGAGCAGTGCAACGAGTTTCCCGAATTTTGTAAGCGGGAATTTATCGGCGTGGACTTCGGCTATGAAAACGACCCGACGGCGATTGTCCGTGTCGGCTTGTATCAAGACAGAATCTATGTTGACGAGATAACATACAAGACACACATGCTCACGAGTGAAATCATCTCCGCACTCAAAAAGGATTGCAGTTCTGACAAGATTATCTCCGAGTCTGCCGACCCGCGACTAATTGATGAAATCCACCGCGCAGGATTGAATATTCACCCTGTCCGCAAGTACGGTGGCTCGGTTGAAGCCGGAATACAGAAAATGCTCGAATATAAAATCTTCGTAACGAAAGGGTCAATTAACGTGTGGAAAGAGTTTAAAAATTACACGTGGGCGAAGGACAAAGAGGAGAAATATCTCAACAAACCTATCGACGCTTTCAATCACGCCATTGACGCGGTAAGATACGTGATTTTGAACGAAGTTTTAGGCGGAGAGCGGGCAAAATTGAATAAATCTCTGTTGTTCAAACATTTATACTAAAAAATTAAAGTATAGCAAATTATAGCAAATTATGGCAAACAATAGCAAAATATAGCAAAACAACAAAAAAAAGAGGTGGTCGGTGTTTTACCGACCACCTCTGTAATGAAGCAGATTTTACTTTGTCTGCTTTTTGATTTGCGTGAATTTGTGAACAAAAAACAACTGACCTTTCGTTGTAACTTTCGGCGTGTAAGAAATCTTCGTGCCGGTGCTTGTGGTGATAGGATATTCAACCAAGCGGAACAATCCTCTGTTTATGCTTTCCTGCGTCGGGCAGTTCCTTATTCCCTTTGCAGTGCACAGATAACCGTTCTGTCTTAACCACTCAAACAACCTCACTCCTCCGATATTCACTCCGTTCTGACATATTATTTTCGCGAGGTCAGACACCGTGATAAGGCTGTCGGAATTGGCGACAGAAACGGAGAAGTCCACAAACGGCTGTTGTATTTCGACCGTGGTTTCAAGTCGGGCATTTTCGGCTTTTAATTGCGCTTTTTCGGCTTCAAGCCTCTGCTGTGCTGCTTGTGCGTCTTTGAGTTTTGTTGCCAGCCCGATTATGAAGTCGGGGTCGGCGAGCGTTTTTTCAATCGTCTCCGGCGTCATATATGCGCCGTGTTTGCGGATGTCCGGCAGCACCTCGTTGCATACCCAGTCCTGAAACATCTCGGCACGTTTGGTTTTCGCTTTTAAGATAAGCCGGTAGACTTCGCTTTCTTCTCCGTACTTGATTTGTTTTACCATAACCCCGTCGTATTGGTTTGTAGTGGTGGTTCCTATTTTGGAAACCACCTTACAATGGTCTATTACAGCCTTTGCGGGGTTTGCATATTCCAACGCCTTTGCTACATCTAACAAGCAGAACATAACCTTTCCGTCCACGACAGTAGTGCGGACAGTGCCGAACATTCCGCTGTATTCCTTTATTGCAGTTTCCATCATCTCCTTACTCCTCTATTACTGATTTTAACATTTCGATTATCGTTTCAATTTCCGGTTTGGAAAGGCAGACAAGGCAGGACGTGCCGTGTTCGTCGTCAAGGGGCATTGAGTCAAGGAAACGCAATGCAAGGTCATACGAGACATAATCCGTCCCGTTCTCGGTAAAGGCGCTGTGTGAAACTTTGATTGATGATAAGCCGAAGGTGTCAAATATTGCCTCGGCGGAGCGGGTGAAAGATTTAACGGTCTGTTTGTTTGCGCTCTGCGCTGCCGCCGTACCGTTGAAAGCGGCTTTCTTTCCCTTCCTATCTCTAAGCATTTTTTTAAGGAATTAAAAAGTAAAGCGCGGCTTTGCTTCTATGATAGAAATAGTCCGTCCCTTACGAGTACGGAAAACCGCGCAAAAATCAAATATCTTATCTATCTTTAAGCATTGCAAAGGTAATGCTTAAACGTTGAAACTACCAAATTTTTTTACAACTTTTTTGCAAAAAAAATGCAACGGCGTAAGTTTCAAATGGTTCTAACAGCCGAAAATCAGTCCTATTATTACCATTCTGATAAGAAGATAGCCTCCGGCAAAGAGGATGGCGAAAAATTCGACCCACGAGCAGCCAATTAATTCTTTTAATTTTTTCATTTAATTACGGTTTTTAATTGTTAAAAAATTTTCTGATTTTTTCGATGCGGTGTCTTTCGGCTTGCGCCTTTGTCGGGCGTTTTCTCGCCCTCAGCGCAAGGATAACCGTCAACAGTGCAATAATGATAGTTAGTATCATGGTATTTGGATTTTATAGGGTTTACGATTAACTTCTAATATGCCCTTGTCGGGGAAGTATTTAACTCCGAAGACTTTGTCTTGCTTAAAATCTTCGAGTTTGTAATGAGTTTCGGGGTGTGCTTTAAGGTATTGCAACAACTCGTCCCGATTGCGGCAGAAAGTGCCATTTTGGTCGTTGCTGAGGTGAAAATGCCATTTGATTGCTTGCGGTTCTCGCTTGCCGCACTGCCGCAGCGAGAAATTAATGAATCTGCCGTCCTTGTCGAATAGTACGCTTGCATCGTACAGTTCGCCGTTTGAGCCTTCTATGTTGTAGAAGGCGCGCGACAGGTAATAAGCCATCATGCGGGGATGGCTTCGGCAGTATTGAATCAAATACTTTTGTAACCCGTCGAAAGAGAACCTTATGCGATTGAATGTATAAAACATAGTCTACCATTTATTTTATTGATTCAAGTGCTGCTTTTGCGAATTGTATTTCTGAAGGGTATTTTACGCCTCGGAAAACAAAATTTTCATGGTAAGCACCGCTTTTTTTCGATACTCGAAATTCCCGAATACCGGTGAATCTTACGCCGTCGATTACTTGCGTATATTCCGCGTCATAATCGAATTTATTATATTTCTTAAGCGGTTTGTCGCTTATATGCGACTCAAAATCATGTTTTACACCGTTAATTGTTTTTTTCATTTTTTTATCCTCCAATTTAAGTTATATTCTTGTTTTATTTTTATGGTACAAAAATAAATTAAAAAATCATACAATCCAAATTAATTATAAACTAATTTATAAAATAATTACATTTTTAAATATTTTTAACTTTTATATTGTATTTTATCTAACTTTTTTAATAATTTTGCGCGTAATTTTAAAAATAAGTTAGATTTTGTTTAGGTATGAAGGAAAAAATCTTTGAATATTTAAGAACAAATTTCGCGGATTTGGGCTTGAGTAAAGAAATTCTCTTAGGTTACGCAGAATTACTCGCAGCAACGGTAACGGAAGAAGACGGGATTGCGGCTGCGGCGGAGACGGTAAAACCCTTGCTTATCTTACAGCAAAAAGAAAATGACAAGATTCGTCAGAAGTATGCTGCTGACCGCGAAAAAGCGGAAAAAGAAAAGCAATCGAAAGAAACCGACACTGGTGTAAAAAAAGAGGAAAAAGAAAAATCCAACAGCGACAGCAAGGAGAAGGGGGACGACAAGAAAAAAGACGACGAGATTCCCGAATATGTAAAAAAACTGATGGCGGACATCAAAGACTTGAAAACCTCGCTAAAAAATAAGGACAGGGCAATGGAACTCGGCAACAGGCGCAAGGAAATCTCTGGTATTGTCGGCAAACTTCCGAAAGTTCTGCAAAAGGCATACGACCGCATGGATTTGGACATTGCTGACGACGATTACGCTGCTTTAAAGGAGCAGGTAACGCAGGAAGTAAATGACACCATCACGGAATTTGCGCAGAAACGCGCTGTTTTCAGTCCTCCCTTCGCCGGACAAGGAGAAGGCGATAAAAAGGGTATAACAAAAGAAGAAGCCGACAAAATCGCAAAACAATTGATTAACAATTAATCAGGGGAACGAAAATGGGGAATTATGTAAATTTGAGTAACGAGCCTATCACGCTCAATACCGAGAACGACAACATCCGCATTACTGACATTATTGAAACGAAAATCGGCGGAGCGGTGCTTGACACCACCGACTTCCCCGACAGCGTCATCGAAGCGGGTCATGTTGTTATTTACAATGCAACCACCGGCGTCTACAAACCTATGCCGATTACAGGCACTCCGAAAGCATACGGCTCTTTGCCTGCTAACTTCGCGTATTTCGGATTTGTAATCGGAACGGTATTGACAAAGAATCCGGCGGTCGGCGTATTGACGAGAGGCAGAGTTAATCCGGCAGCGTTTAAGTATCCGATTACTTCGATTGAATCGGCGTTAAAAACTGCACTTCCGCACATAACTTTTGTGACGGACTAATTACAAACTTTTTAACAGGGGAATTTAGAAATGGCAAACGAATCATTGTATAAGGAGTACCTTGACGGCAAGTACGAACCCGTGGTTGATTCGATTGTAAAAACAATCAACGGCGAAGAGGGTGAGCGTAATTACTATTACGACAAAATGCTTACTCCGAAATTGTCCGTATCAGGTACATTTGAGGCGGTTACGACCGACAACACATACGTCTCTGCCGACTGGGTTGCTACCGACAGCGAACTGCCGGTGAAGAAACGCGACAGTCTCGGCAAGGTAACCGGCAAACTCGTGAAGTCCGGCATGGCGATGAAGCTCAACGAGCAGCAGATGCAGGAAATCGACACGATGAGAGCAGTCGGCGCAGAAGATGTTGACATTCTCGAAGTTATCATGGACGACACTATTCGCTGTACACGTGGCGAGAAAGAATTAATGGAACGTGCGTTCTTGGAGGAGTTGTCCACAGGCGTCTGTGTTATTGACGACTCGGAGAATACGGGAATCGGCGTAAGAATCAACGCTGGTTACTTGGACGAAAACAAGTTCAAACCGCAGTTTTTGTGGAGCGACACGGAACATTCCAAACCGCTCGACGATTTCGAGAAAATCATCGACGCAGCAGCCGAAAAGAAGCGCGAGTTGAAGTTCTGTTTTATGGACAAAGCAACGTGGAAGTTGTTTAGAGACAGCAAGCAGGTTCGTGAGTACATGGCGGGTCGCGGCGACCAGAAAATTTTTGTCGCTGGCGGCGGTTCAACAGACGTACTTCCGAAATCTACTCTCGCAAGTATCAACACCGCATTAAGCGAAGACGAGACTTACGGCTTTAAAATCGTAATTATCTCTTACAAGGGTGTTGTTGAGAAAAACGGTCATCGCTCTCCCGTTACACCGTGGCAGAAGGGTATGGTGGTATTCACCAAGACCGACAATGTCGGCAAATTGTGGTGGACGAAGGTTGCAGAGGATAATCACCGTGTTGAGGGCGTAACATACGTTGAGTTGGGTAACGGAGTATTGTTGTCTAAGTACAGCACGAACCGTCCGACCTTGACGGAGTGGACGCAGATTCAGGCGAGAACCGTGCCGGTCGTAAACGGTGCAGAAAACATCTATCAGTTGGACACTACTACGACAGTAACCGACGATACTGAGAACAACAAAATCACGATTGCCGGAACGGAACACAAGAAGTCTGATATCTTGACTGCAATCGCAGCGGTTACGGGTGTAACACTTCCGGCAGGCACGTCTGACGCAGTAGTAGTTCAGTTGTTTAACTCGTGGAGTAAGAAAGTTCAAGACGCGGTTGTTGACGCAATCGTAGACACTGAATAATAGCAGATTGTAGGGGAATTGATATAATTTAGGGGCGGTGGCGGGAACGCTGTACACAACTGTTACATTCCGAAACTTGGCACACAGCCCCTTTTTAAAATTCTAAACATGACAATACGTGAGAGTTTACAACAATTAAATCTTTACCCAATACCCGACAGCGTTATTATTAACTACTGCGAGGGACGGGGGATAACGTCAACCGACGAGGCGACATCAGAAGTCCGCACAAGCAGAGAATATAAGTTGGCAAAAGGCGATGTCTACAAATGGCTCGCATTTGCGCCGTCTACGGTATCGCAAGGCGGAGTTACATTTAGTATTTCTGAAAGCGACAAAAAGCGGTTTATCAACAATGCAAACAAGTTGTACGCTGAATGTGAGGAAGGTGTTGTCGGCACGGTGTACGGGTATAAAGGGAGCAGGTTATGATTTGGACAAACGGTTTTATTCAGTTTAAAATTAGTCCACAGCAAATGTTTGACGAAAAAGGCAATCCGATTGCTGAGACTGAGGATTCGTGGTCGGAGTTTATTCCGTGCGGCTATGAGGACACGACGAATTTGACCGCAAAAAGCGGCGAAAATTCCGATTTTAAGGCTCAGAGTTACTCTGTACGAATAAAACTTCAAACCCCGAAAGAAAGGGTAAAATTATACGACAAATCAAAAATCTTGCTTGGAGAATTTGTTGTAAAATCTTGCAATCATTACGGGTATATTGATGAGACGCACTTTGTATGTTCACGGTAAAGCAATTAACTCCGTTGGAGATTGTTAAGCAGTCTATCGAAAATGCGGTGGCGGCAGAAATGCAAATCATTTTGCGAAAAATCGCATATATAGCCGAAAAAGCGGTGAATTTGCAACGGGAACTCGGCGATGAGTATAAAGGCTTATCCGCTGAGGAATTGGCGGTGAAACGGCGAGAACCGCACACGCCGAATTACATTGACGATACCGGCAATCTAAGACAAAGTATCGGTTATATGATAGCGGTGGACGGTCAGCAGGTTGCGGCTGATTTACAGAGTTCGGCGGCGCAGCAGTTAGCACAGTCGGCATTATCCGGAAATCCGAAAGGCGTTGTTTTGATTTTAACAGCAGGTATGGAATATGCGGCTTGCGTATCAGCAAAAGGCTATGACGTATTAACATCAGCCGAACTGTTTTGCAAAAAAGAGTTTGACAAAATGCTAAGTAAGTACAAGGGAAAAACAAAATGAAAACAGGCAGCGCAATAGAGGAAGATTTCTTTTTAGCGGTTCAAAAAACCGGACTTGCACGGATAGTCAGCGGAGAAGTTTACCGCGCTGATTTCCGACCGCGAGACAGCAAAAAAGAGGATATTATAGTCCGATTTACTGCTGTAACTTCGGGACAAACGCAAGAGGGAGTTGTTACGATACTTGTTTATGTCCCCGACATTGATGTTCGCGGTGTCGGCGGCAAAAAAAGAAACTCGGCACGACTTGTTGTATTAGAATCGGCTGCGGCTGATATGATGACGGAGTTAGCATTTGCGCCGGAGTTAAAATGGTACGATAGAATCGAATTGCAAACGGGCATTCAGTCGTACCCTGACACTCACGAACAGCACTTTGTAAGCGTAAGAATCAATTTTAAGTATTTGAATAAAAATTATTAAACAGGGGAATTATTATGAGCGTATTATCGACAGGTCAGCCCAAAATCGAAATCGCCAAACTCGACAAGTTTGACAACATCGGAGAATGGGTTGAGATAGACGTTCCGAAAGACGGAACAACCTCGCTCGAAACAAGCGAGGGCGACACTACCGAATACCTTCAAGAAGGAGGCGGCAAGGTAGATGTCGAAAAAAAAGAATGCGGCTATACATTCGTCTTTGACTTGTTTGTCAAAAAAGGTTTCAAAAAACCGATTGTGGACAAAAACGGAGTTGTAGTTGACAATTATGCATTGCGTTTGTCGCCAAAAGACAAAGAGTGTTACGGTTTAATAATCTACAAAGCACAGGTTGCTTGTATTTCGTCATACTCAGTCGCAGACGGTATGATTTGTCAGTACAAGTTTGAGGGGTTGCAAACGGACGACCACGACAACATTTGGGACTATTGGGTTGAGGAGACCGACTTGAAAACGAATGTTAATTTTGTTGATATTCCGGCAAGCGGTGAGGACTTGACTGCAACTGTAACAGCGACACTCGGAGCGAGTGAAACATTGACTGCTACTGCGTCTGAATCGTGGTTTACCGCTACTGTAAGCGACGGTACGGTAACAATCAAAGCGACTGGCGCAAATACAGGCAAAAGACGTGAAGGCTGGGTTAATCTTACTACATCTAAGGGCAACTTTACGAGCATAAGAGTAAACCAGTTAAAAGCAGAATCAGAAGGTTAGTGTTATCAGATATTTTATTTTTGTTTAGTTGATTGTAATACCGGCGTAATAAACATACGTCGGTATTTTCGTAAAATGAAAAGTAAGAATGAAAGTAGAGAAGTTAATAGCAGACACAGTAAATGGCAACCCGATAAAAGTTAAGTTCCGGGACAAAGAAATGGAGATTCCGAGACCAACTTTGGGGACATTGATTGAAGCGTCTAAGCATATTGCAAAATTGCCAGAATTTGAAATAAAAAACGACATACAACTTGCTGTGCAGCAGACGTTAAGTATTGCGCAAAATTGCGGCAAAATCGCCGAAATAATGGCAATTCTTATGCTCGGCAAAAAGAATATGTATGACGAAATACGCATATTCGGCAGAACAATACGTATAAGGGACAACGTTAAGCGGCTGGCGGCAGAGGTTGAAAATCTTACCTCGCAAGAGATAGCAGACATCTTAGTCGCAATATTGTCGTCGATGGACTGTGGTTTTTTTTTAAGCACAATTATTTCCCTAAACGGTATCAACATGCTGAAAAAGACGACGAAAGAAACGACAGTGTCTGGGCAACCGCAGCAAGTTTCGTAAAGAATTTTAACGTAAGTTTTGATTACGTTCTAAATGAAATGCCCTTTGTCAATATCATAATGTATAACAGAACCTTGCCGGATTATGACTTCGACAATGATAAGGATAAAAAAGGCAGCGGCAACAATAACGGCAGATATAAGAGTAAAGGGAAAAACTTGCTCGAATTAGACAATGACGAGTGGAATAACTTTTTAAAACATTAAGCAATGGCAGAAGAGAGCAATGGTGGTTTGGTATTCGGTATCAGGCTTGACAATTCGCAATTAGCAAAAGATGTTGAGACGGCACAGCGGCTTTTTGAGAGTTTATCGAAAAGAGCCGGAGAATCAGGAACTATCGACATAAACAGTGCGTTTAGCGGTTCAGGCAAAGCGGCGCAGCAAGCAGGACATCAATACAACAAAGCATTGTCTGATTTGTATATTGCTGCTGGCAACGCAGGGTCGAAAATCAGAGAGGAAAGTACACGTACAGCAACGTCTGTATCGGATGACTTAAATAAGTTGAACGGCGGATTTAACGCTATTACAGGTCTTGCCGGAAAGATGTTCTTAGGTGTCTCCGCAATGGAAATCGGACACAAGATGTTCGAGACACGCTCTTATTTTCAAGACGCGGAAAGTTCAATGAAAGTGTTCCTTGGCGATGCAGAGGAAGGGAAAAAATTTTTTAGTGAACTAAAAGATTATGCTTTCTACAATATGTTTTCCTTTCAAGAACTCGTCGGCGCAAGTAAACAGTTAATTTCGTACGGTTCGACAACAAAGGAAATAATAGGCGATATTGAAAATGGCGAAGCAGGCATTCTTGACAAATTATCCAATATCGCAACAGGAATAGGCGCAAGTCTTAACGACATGATTGGAATGTACAATAAGGCAAAGTCTGTCGGCAAGGTTGATTCTCAGGGTCTTGAAAGTTGGGCAGCTCGTGGAGTTCTCGTGAAAGAAACGTTAAAGGAAATGGGCGAAGTTGTCGGCAGTACAGGCGTTACATTTCAGCAACTTAACAAGGTCTTAGATAAGGTTACAGGCGAGGGAGGTATGTTTCATAACCTCATGTCAGAGCAATTAAATAACCTTTCTGCGAGTGCTGCACAGTTGGGAGATAACCTTACTGCGATGTGGGCAGAAATGGGTGAGAAAGCCGAGCCGTACATGAAAGCAGCAATTGACCTTGCCGGAGTACTCGTAGAAAACTATCAGGGCATTGCGGATGTTTTGCTTGACGTAGCGAAAGTTTATGGAGCGTACAAACTCGTTGATATGTCGGGATTGCAAGGCATAATCGAACAGACACAGGCTGAGCAGAACCTCGTTGAAACGTTTAAAGAACATTCTGAGGAAATACAAAAGATGTTCTCTGCCGACCAAGCCTATCAGATGGAACTTTCAGGATTAAAAGAGGGTACGGCTGAGTATGCACAAGCGGTTAAAGATATGTTTGACTCTGAAAAACAGAGTACTTCATCACAACTTGAAAACATAACGAAACTTGAAAACGCAGAGAATAAAAGAATAGAAACGCTTGTTAGAGAACGTCAGGAAATCCGGCAAAAAATCTTTGCGGCTGAACAGAGTAATGATGTTTTGCAAAAAGAAGCACTAACAACTAAGGCTGCGACGATACAGGAACAGTTGAACGCAAGTCAGAATAATCTAAGTGCTATTCAAAAGCAAAAAAATGCGATAGCCTCTAATGCTAAGACAGCAGCAACTAAGGCAGAAGCACTCGCTACAATGCAAAGCACGACAGCGACTAAGGCGGCGACAACTGCAAGTGTGTTGTGGAATAAAGCGACAACCGCACTCGGAACAGGAATAAAAAAACTCGGAGCAACGTTGAAAGCAACGCTGTTATCAAATCCGTATGCGCTCGCCATTGCCGGAGCGGTAGCACTTGCTGACGCAATTTATCAGATAATTACTGCCGAAAGCGCACGTGAACAAGCGCAAAAGTCAATTGATGAAGGGCTTGCAAAAGGATTCGCAAATGCAAAAAAGGAACTTGAAAAAACAGCAATTCCTGATTTTGCTAATTTAGAGAAATTAGAAGAAGGAACGAAAGAATATCAAAAAGCGGTTGATAATCTCGTAAAAAAATACCCAGAATTGAAATGGGTAATGGACGACAATACCACTAAGGCAGAATTGCTAAGCAAAGGTTACGATACTGTCCGCGATGCAATTATTCGCAAAAACAAAGCAGCAGAAGCCTCTAATGCTATTGACGCTAATAATGCTAAATTAACAGACAAACAAGAAGAAATATTAACAGAATTTCGTGAACAATTAGAAGAACAAGGGTTTTCGCAAGAAAAGGCGTATAAATTAGCAGCAGATTTTGAAAAATCTTTAATTGACGGGGTGTCATTTGACAAGTTGTCGGACGAGATAAAGCAAGTATTTGCTAATGACACAACGATATTTGGAAATTTTACTACCGCTGATGGGTTCTTTGCATCTATTAAAGAGGCGTGGACAGACCCTGCATATAAGCATTTTAACAGCCACCTCGAAGCGATGTTTGCAAGGATAATGAAACTTAAAGAGGCAAATGAAAAAGCGGCAGAAAGTGTCAAAGATTTAACGCAAGCACTCGAAGACCAGAAAGCAAAAGCGCAAGGCCAAAAAGATTCCGAAGATGAATGGTTAAAAGTTCTTGGCAGAGAATTAGAGGAAGTTACAGGCAAGATTAATTCTTATAGTTTGCAAGGTATTATTGCGGAAGGGTTGACAGGTAAGAAAGCGTTAAAAGAGTTGCAAGCGGAAAGAAATCGTATACAAAAAGAAATTGAGCAGACAAAAAAATATCTGACCGGCGACGACTATAATGCACAAAAAGCAAAGTACAAAAGGCAAATCGAACTTCATAAACAGTTTGCACAGCAATACACTCAAATCGAAATCAAGCGGCAAAACGAGATAAAAAAACTTAACGAAAGCCGTGATAAAAAAGGCGCAAATCAGGGCGTTATAGACTTGCAAATTGAGGAGTTAAACAAGAAGTCGGACGATGATTTGAAGTTGCTGTTTGCGAAGTTTTACAACGTTTCCGAGTCAACGGCAGAGAAGATAAAATCTACATTTTCGGACGCTCTTGCATTGCCGGTTGAACAAGCCAAAACGCGGCTGGCGGAGGTTACGGAACTAATAGAAAAAATCAAAGCAGTGTCGCAGAATGGAGACACAATAGCGACAAAGGAGCAGCAAGCAGCGTTGGAAGCAGAACGCGCAGGATTACAGCAAAATATCGACCTTGTAAGGGAAGAAAACAGCAAACGTATTGAAGCGTTGCAACGGCTCGGCGTTATCGAAAAAGAACAGGCAGAGAAATTGCTGTCGGACGAGGGCAGAAAGCAAATCGCAATAAAGGAGACATACGATGCTATTCGCAAGGAGTTGAAAACCATGCTCGATGCCGGACGCATTACAGAGGAGCAGTACGACAATGTAATGTGGAATGTTAACAACAATGAGTTTCACGAGAGCGAAGATGCCTTTATCTCCGCCTACGGAGATTTCGCACAAAAGCGAGAAAAACTTGTCCGCGAGTGGGACGCAAAACTGGCTGATATTCCGGAAGAATATCTCAAAGTCGCAGAAAAGGAAATGAAAGAAGACCTTGCTGCGATGGATTTTGAGAAGTTCAAAAAGGATTTGAACTGGGAAGTGATATTCGAGGACTTATCGAGCATGACTTCAAAACAACTCGTTCAATCGTTAGACAGATTGCAGTCCGCTTTTGAGGAAGCAAAAGATTCAATGACCTTTGAGCAGATTCTCGAATACAAAAAAGCAGTACAGTCTCTTAACAACGAGTTGGCTGCGCGGAATCCTTGGAAAACTATTGTTACATCAATTAAATCAATCAAGACCGGCAAAGATAATGCCGCAAAAGCGATAGAGGCGGAAGAAAAAGCACTTACCCGTCTTAATAAAGCAAATGCGGAGCGTAATGAACTGCTAAAACAAAAAGCGGATTTTGAAAAACTGTTGGCTGGCAATCCTGATGACGAATTTGGGCGGGACTTACAAACGTGGCTGTCAGAAAATGCAGAGAAACTCGAAAAAGCGGAAACAGAGGTTGCTGAGGCTACTGACGATTACACGCAGAAAGCAAAAGAGGCAAAACAGGCAAACGATGAGTTAGAAGACAGCGAAGGTAACTTGGCAAATTCTTTTATAAACGTCGCTAAGACAATCAGCAGTGCCGGAAATGCATTTTCTCAACTCGGCGACGCGATGGGCGAAAGCGGCGAGACAATGAAAGAACTCGGCGATACGCTCAGTTCAATAGGCAGCACGGTTGAAAGCACGATGTCTGCGATTAAGAGCGGCAGCAAATCAGACTTAGTAAGTTCTGCTATCTCAAATACTGTTAACATGGTTTCTGTTATAGTTAAAAGCAGAAAGAAGTACAACGAGGAGCAGAAAAATTGGAAAATAGCGCAGCAGCGTTTTGCTGACAATCTGAATGTTACCGCTATACAAAAAGTAAGAGAGAAAAACAAAGACAAAAACATCTGGTATACTGATTATAACGCGCAAGCGGACGACGCTGCGAAAGCATATCAGATGGCGCAGGATAAACTTCTTGCACAAATAGACAAACTTGACAAAGAGGGTAAGGCTAAACGCGGACAGCGTGGCGGCGTTGATTGGGGTGCGGTCGGACAAAGTACGGCATCGGGAGCAGCAGCAGGAGCGGCAATCGGTACTATAATCGGTGGTTGGGCAATGGGTCTCGGTACGGTTATAGGAACGGCAGTTGGCGGCGTTGTCGGATTTATCGGCGGCTTATTTGGCAGCAAGAAGAAAAAGGATATATGGGGCGGCTTGTTAACCGAGTTCCCTGAACTGGTCGAAATGGGTGTTGACGGAGAGGAACGAATTAACACAGCACTCGCTGAGCAGTTGATTGAGCAGGGTATGCTTAATGACGAGACCAAGGAAATGGTGGAGACTGCAATGAAGTATCAAGAAGAAATGGATGCGGCTAAGCAGGAAATTACCGATATTGTTTCGCAACTGACCGGCGAGATGGGAAATAACATAATGGACGCTCTTGTTGACGCTTTTAAGGCAGGAACTGACGGCGCGGAGGCGTTTGGTGATTCGGTTGACAAGGTATTAGAGAATATGATTAAGAAATTAATCTTTAATGCGGCATTCTCACAGTACTTTGATAAATTACAAAAGCAATACGAAAAAATCTTTTTATCTGGCGCAAGTCAAGCGGATAAAGTAACGATGCTTATGCAAGCGACAAAAGAGTTCAAAGATGAAGCAAGTACAGGCGTTGAGACGATGAACGAGTTTATGCGACAAGCACGAGATTACGGCGATACGCTCGGCATGAACTTATTTAAGGGCGACAGTGAGCAGCAACGTAACTCTGTCTCCGGCGGTATTGCGAATGTAACTCAGGATACAGCGGAAGAAATGAACGGACGCTTAACGCAGATTCAGTCGCATACATTTTCGATTAATGCAAGTGTAAAGCAAATGACGGAGTTTTCGTCGCAGCAATTGATAGTTTTGCGCAATATCAATACAGATACGAGCGAATTAGTTAAGACGGTTTCGGAAATGAAAGCAACCGTTGATGATATACAGATTAAAGGAGTTAAACTTAAATGATAGAATATACTCACTGAAAGTAACGCAACTGTAATGTGCAATTAATGCAAATTTATACATATTTTAACATTTTGAAATTTGCGTATGTGTTTTATTTTTAGTAAATTTGAGACGTTAATTTAAAGAGGAACTTTAAGATGACGATGTTTTTAAAATCTTACAAAAAAGCACTTTGTTTGCTTATTTTATTTCCGCAAGCATTTGCGGATTTCGTCAAGAAAAGAAAATGGATTGTTGCGGCTGACTGCGGTTTTGTCGCAGTAAGTTTATTGTTCGTACTCAGTCTAAGTTCGGGAAAGTCTGACGAAGATTTGCATATCGTAGACTTGACCGCTGCATACAATACGGGCAACGTTACGGCGACAAAAAAGATTGCGGTGGTAATTCACCATACCGCAGGAAACCCAAACTGCTGCATAAATGACATTGCGAAAATCCATCTTGGAGACCACAAATGGAGCGGAATTGGCTACCACTACTATATCGACAAGGACGGTGTAGTATATAATTTGCGAAGCGAGAACGAAATTGTTCCGCACTCGTATAATTTTAATAGCAACGCTGTCGCAATCTGCTTGGCTGGTAATTTTAATAATTACGAACCGACAAAGGCTCAGTGGGAGAGTCTATTAATGCTGACACGAAAGGTGCTTAAAACGCACGATTTGACAGCAAAAGACGTGTATAAACACGGACAAATGCGGGGAAATGCAACTGAATGTTGCGGAAAATTATTTGATATTGAAAAACTAAAAGATGAATTATGATGACTTGGGAAGAATGGTTAAAATATTACAAGGCATTGAAACGTGAATTTTGGATTTGCGTTTTGTCGGTGGTTTTTATCTTAGTAACGCCGTTTTTAATTTGTTGCGGTGGTGGAAACGCAGAAACCGAACAACAAACGGTGTTTGAACAAGCCGTAACGGAATACGAACAAACGACGGGCAGAAAGATTTATCCGTCTGGTCGTGAGTTCTTGCGTAAAGCTGCGGAACAGAAAGGATTGAATACAAAGTCCGAAATTATGGACTTAATTAAGTATAACGAAAAATTTATGTGGAAATGATGACATTAAACGAATATCAGGATAAGGCAATGCAAACGTGCATGCCGACAAGTTACAATGTTGCTTATATGCTTCTTAATCTTGCCGGAGAGGTTGGTGAGGTTTGCAGTAAGGTAGCAAAAGCAATCAGGAAAGGCGATATTGACATTAACGAAAATGTCATATCAGAAAAACGAGATTTAGGGACAACTTTAAAACTTAAAGAAGAAATTGAGTATGAAGTTGGTGACGTATTGTGGCAACTTTCGGGAATTTGTTCTGTTTTAGGAGTAAGTCTCGAAACCGTCGCGAAAAAGAATTTAAGCAAACTTGCCGACCGTCAAAAGCGGAATGTGATTGACGGGAACGGCGATAATCGTTAAAATATGAAAAACGTTATTACAATATCGACTGAGGTTGTTTTAGTTGCGTTAATTGTTGTGTATTTTACCGCATTTCGCAACGAAGAAACGAATGATTATCAAAAGCAATTTGATAGCCTTAAAACCGAAATTTCCCGCATAAAAGCGGAATTAGACGAGGTAAAGGCAAACACTGATACGTTGAAAGTTGGACAGCGTATCATTTACGACGAGGTGAAGAAAAACGCTGAAAAATCTTTTTGGGATTTCTTTTAAACCATAATTGATATAGTTTTTTCGATTTGTGTATTTTGTGTGTTATTAGGGGAATTAGTTTTTTGTAATTATTTTTCCAGTTTTTTATTTTGATTATTTGGAAGGTGCGGGATTAACCGCACCTTTTTAAAAAAAAATAAAAAAAATATGAGGATATATTGGAACATAACAGAGGGGGGCATTGTTCGTGAAGTCTATGAAGACGTTATTATCGCGGACAGGTCTTACCGTTACAAAGAGATTATGGGAGATAACAATGTTATCCTCAATTTCTCTTTAACGGAATTTATTGATTTTCCCGTTGGTGCGTGGATTCTGTTTACGGACATAACGGGCGGAGCGATAACGGAAAGTGAGCGATATACGCTTATGGAGACGGGAAATGTAACAAAAGTCTCTGAGCGGCAATACGACTACACACTAACCTTTGAAAGTGTGCAGTTTCAACTGTCGCGCTACAAATTCCGTAACCATGTGGACGGGCGGCTGAACTTCACCCTTACAGCGCAACCGCGTGAATTTATTCAACATATTATAAATAATTTAAACGGCTTTGGTCGTGATAGTGGCTGGACGATTGGTTCGTGTGTAGAAAGCACGGAAAAAACGCAATCTTTCAGCCACAATAGCATAATAGACGCGCTTAATTCTATTGCCTCTCTCTTTGAAACAGAATGGGAAATTGATAGTGCGAATAAGTGCATTCATTTGCGCAAAACGGAGTATTTTAAAGATAGCCCGTTGCCTTTATCGTATGGCAAGGGAAACGGCTTTAAATCGGGTATTTCGCGACAAAAAGGACAAGAAAATGCAATTGATGTCCTTTATGTCGAGGGCGGAGACAGAAATATAGATAGCAGCACGTACACATACACAAAAACAATCAAGGGAAAACAACAAACGCTACACTCGAATGTGTTAAGATTGCCGAAAAATCAGCAATTTTACTACAAGCCTGACGGGTCGGCTGACGGAACGGGGAAAGGGTTCGTGTATACCGCGGCGGAGATTGCGGCAATGTTCCCTGGTGAACATCAGGGCGAAATTCAAGAGTTTGTTAAGGACGCAATGATTGTTACGACCGATGAAGATGGTTTCGGAATTTTCCGCAAAAACAAGATAAATTTCGGATTGGAGGATAGTCTTGAACTTACAGAAATTTACCCGAAAAAAGAGTTAAAAATTACCGACGTATTTTTAGAAAATAAGGATAAGCGTTTTTGGAATATAACGGTGGGGCAGAATGATGTGGATTATAACACTGTCATTATTGCCGGCACGAAACCGACAGTTATTTTTCAGGACGGAATGTTAGAGGGCAAAGAATTTGAATTTTCGGCATACGACCACGATACAAAAACTTTCCAACTTGTTCCGCAAGCGATTGACGGTATCACAATGCCCGACCTTGCTATTGATGACCGAGACAGTGATGGGCATTACGGCAGTGGCTATATTCCAGCCGTTGGTCAAACGGTTGCAGTCTTTCACGTTAACTTACCGCAATCTTACATCGTAGAGGCGGAAAAAGAAATGTTATTAGAGGCTTGTCAATATCTTTATAAGCACGGAGAAGTTGAGGTCGAATTTAACGGCGTAATGGACGGCATTTGGAGCAGGAAAAGGTGGGAGGAAATCCGCTCGCATATACGGCTCGGTGGATTCATTAAATTCTTCGATAATTCGCTCTGTAAAGAGGGGAAAGACATCCGTATTACCGCCGTCAAGGAATACTTAAACAATCCGCACGCGCCCGAAATCACACTTTCTAATACAACGATTCAGCAGGGTGTTTCCTCTCAGTTAAAAAAAATCGCTCAAAATGAAGTTTATACGCAGCATAGTATAAACGTTGAGCATTACGAACAAGTACGATATACAGAGCGGACATACAGAGCCGCAAAACAAGAACTTAACGATTTCAAAGACGAAACGGAGAAAAAACGCGAAGAAGATAGGCAACGAATATCCAACAACGAAAAAAATATTGCGGATAATGATTATAAAATTAATCTTGTAGGTAAAGAAGTTGACGAACAAGGGAGACAGATTACAGCACTTGACGACCATCTTTCCGTTGTGGACGGTCAGATTGTAGATATAGACGGTAATATCGTAGACATCGGCGACCATCTTAAAGTTGTAGACGGTCAAATTTTCGATTTAAACGGGAATATTGTTAATATTAATAATCATTTTTCAGTTGTAGACGGTCAGATTGTAGATTTAAACGGGAATATCGTTAATATTAACAATCATTTTGCGGTTGTAGACGGGAAAATCGTTGCTATTAACGGTGATATAGTTGATATGAAAAATGTGATTGCGGAAACCGCTAAAAATGTGTGGGAAAATTATGAAAAAGGGATTAGCCCGCAAACGGTTGAAACAATGAAACTGCTGGTTGGAGACGAATCTACGCAGTTTGAGTTTGGAGTTGCTTATAATAGTGAAAACGCACAGTGTTCTAATGGTCAAGTTGTTAAACGGTGGGTATCTACGCAGTATCAGCCGAGTTTCAATCAAGAGACTAATACGTTTAGTAATTCCGCTATTATCCTCAAACACGTTGCATATACGGAGACAGCGGATAATGGAGAAGTAAAGTATCCGTATTGGTACATAAAGGGAAAAAATCAAGAAATACCGCCTGAGTTTGACGGCAAGACGTTAAAAATTTATATTCAAGCCGCAAAGGGAGCGACAGCAAGTTCTAATTTGAACAAGCAGTACGGTGATAGTAAAGCACCGTACGCGGAATTTGTTTTATCACCTGATTTATTATCACATACTGACACGTATTATTATTTACTATTTGGCTTTTTGGATAACAATAGGAATATTAGTTCGGTGTATGGATATACGGAAGTATCGGGCAATCACGTTACGGCTGGCGTGATTAAGTCTAAGTTTGGGGATACATACTTTGACCTTGACCATAACTTACTTGTCGGAAATATTACAATAAAAGACGGGACAATTCAGTCTGAATTGATTCTCGGCAATAAACGTAGCCCGAATTTAGGCGGTTTAACCTATAAAGAAATTTTAGACGGTACGAAAGCCGCTGTTGGCTCTTCGTATCCGATAGATTATGACGGGAAACGTGTAATAATGTGGCTCGGAGACGCAGAATTTCTATCTAACGGACGTTTGAAATGCCAAGGTGTAAAATTCTACAAAGACGGCTCGTTTACGATTAATGGAATAATTAATCAAAAGGCGGGTGAAAGTATGCTATATGTGCGCAAAAATACTGATTTTTATTACTCAGTCAACATCGAAGACGATTTAACGGTCGGCTCTGACGGCAGCGGCAATTTGGAAGTAAATGGGGCAGCAACAATTCACAACAGTATAACGATAGGGAAAAATTCTCGCGACACGAATCATTATGTTTATGGCAGCATGACCGGGTATCTATCTAACAATCTAAATGGCGTATACCCTGTTTTGGTATCATATTGCAAGATAGATTTGAGCAAGGCAGATACTAACAAATATTGGAATGCTCCGAATTTAACAACCTCAAACGGTGGTATAAAATACTTTTATGGTTCTGCGACGATTCAAGCGGGACGACCGGCGAGAGGCGTTGCATTAATAGGAATTGACGGATGGTGGGGAAACAGACATACAAAAGCGAATACAATAATAATCTGTAATGATACAAGCAATAATTATTACAGAGTATATGACCGAACGGAAAAAAATGCGCAAGATTATAACAAAGGAAATCTCTCGCAGTGGTCTTTCGCTATTGAAATATTCGATACAACAGAGCACGATGATGCATTTGAAGTTATGATATTTAAGACAAAGTAATAAAAAAATATCACTCTTAAAAATGTTTTCTCGGTGTTTTCCGAGACGAACGGAAAAAAAGTTATAAAAAATTATGACAAACGATTTGGATATTTACGGGAAAATGCGTAACTTTAAAGCGTGGCTGGAACAGAAAATTAAGGAACACGAAACGCTTGTAAGGTCTGAATACAACGACATACACGCACGTGAAAAACACCGCGCTGTTTCGGACGCTTATCAGGACTGTTACAGAGAATTGTTTGGAGATTATGAGTGAAGTAGAAGTATATGTTAATAATATTCCGCTTTGGGATTTAGGGGTGGTGTTAGGTAAGGATAGTTATAAATCTTTGTTACAATGGTCGCCGCTCAAATCTATTAATATTAATTCTTGGGCGGAACATAACTACGTAGACCCTGACTTGCTAAATCCTGTTTTGGATAAGCGGACTGTTACACTTAACTTTCACGCGCAAGGATTAGAGGGGTACGAAACTTTTATGGAGTACTTGCTTGAACATTCGAGCCACGTTTGGACATTCACGGAATTAGGCATAACTCTTAATTTACGTGTTATGCAGAACAGATTAACTTCCGTCAACAAAAAATGGCAGAGTTTCTCTATCGATTTCATTGACGACGAGCCTTACGGGCAGAATGTTCCTGCGGTTGACAATACGAAACTCGGTGGCGGTGGTTTCACGCTTGATGATTACACGTTTGATTTTTTCGGTGTGTGGATTTTGGCGGGAACTTTAACAGGGTTTCGACCTATCCCGAAAGTAAAAGAGCGGTTGAATATAAATGAAAAGTCAAGAGATGGAAACATCTACGATACTGGTGGAGATGTAAGAATTGATAGCGGCGAAATATCGGTAAAATGCCTGATTAGAGGGCAAAATATGATAGAGTGTGTAAATAATTACTACGCGCTGTTAAATTATATAAAACGCCCGAAAAGCCGCTTTATTTTCGTAAAATCGACAACGGAATTAATTGAATGTTATTATAAGTCCTCGCAATGTCAGGACGTTCACAAAAAATTAGCAAGTGGTTTGGCTGGTATTGCTTTTTCGATTACTTTTGTGATTATTGAAAAGGGGATAATCAAGGCACTTTCAAACGACCGTGAGCGGTTTGTGCTTACTGATTCGAGTGGTAATTATTTATGTGGGTAAATTAAAGGGAAATGGCAGCAGAAATTGAATTGAAACGGATAAATCAGTACGTTTCAGATTTGGTAGAAATTACAGACGTTGTAGGGGCATACGTCTATGGTATTAACGACAATGGAAACTCTGTCAAGATTGCGGTTTCGACTATTGCGGCGGAAGCAACTGATTATTCAAGTGCGATTAATAATTTAACGCAACTTTGCAATGGCAATGCGCAACTTATTCAGCAATTAAGGCAAGCGTTGACGGGAAAGTCTAACGTTGGACATCAGCATGCGATATCTGACGTTAACGGTCTAAATACGGAGTTGACAGGTGTTAAAGATAGGTTGCAAGCATTAGAAGAAGCGGAATTGGACATTGATTCGGAGTTATCGGAAAAGTCTAAAAATCCCGTGCAAAACAAGGTAATAAAGGCGGCGTTAGACAATCTCGATAATAAAATAGACAACAAACCCGACAGCGATACGACCTATTCCGCGGGGGACGGTATCAATATAAGCGGCAATAATAACGCTGTATCTGTCAAGATTGATAATGATACAATCAAACTCGTTAACGGTGTATTAAAAGCCGCACCTGCCGTAACGGTTGACAGTTCTTTGTCTGAAACGTCAGAGAATCCAGTGCAAAACAAGGTTATAAAGGCGGAATTAGACGGTTTGCAGTCTCAAATCGATGAGAAGCCTGACACTGACACAACGTATTCCGCTGGTAGTGGTATAGAGATTAATGCTTCTAATGAGGTTTCCGTTAAGATTGACGGAGACACCGTGCAACTTGACTCGCAAGGCAGACTGAAAGCCGCTCCTGTCGTAACGGTGGATTCTGCACTCTCAGCCACGTCTGAAAACCCCGTACAAAATAAGGTCATAAAGGCAGCATTAGACGCAAAAACAACTGATTCCGACCTTGCAACAGTTGCGAAAACGGGCAATTATAATGACTTAAATAATTTACCCGAAATTCGCACCGACTTTATTCCGAAAGTTAAAAATTTGGACGATTATGCGGCAAAGGACGGAGAAATTGTAATGTATGAGGGTGAAACAACTGAAAAATATGAATACGGAGCATTTTATAAGTTTCACTATGGTGATAATATCACTATTCCTGCAAATAGACCTTATTTCCAATTAACAGAAGATTTCCCGCATTTCCCGAAAGGATATTATGTGTACGCACCGGGAATGGACAAAGATTATAAATATAATTATACAAATTACTATGTCCACCAAACTGATTTCTTGTCCGGCGCAGTAATTAAAAACGAAAACGGTGAGCAAATTTCCACGGCACTCCAAAATTTAAATATTGGCGTTGGTAGTTCTCTCGCTCCGTCAAGTAGAAAGACACCTTTAAATGCTGATTTATTTCAAATAGGAGATATAGCGTGGGACGAATTAAACAATCTTTATAAAGTAACGGAAATAACTTCAAGTGCTTTACACTTAGAGTTATACCGTCAAGCGTATAATGGAAAATGTACGTTAGATAACGGCAAAACGTGGAAAGAATTGTCTGAGATTATTGGGCAAAGAGTATTTCCGTTGGATAGGTTTGGTGCTACGGTTTTTGCGGGCTATCCTGGACTTTATGTGAATAGCCGTGGGGATATGGTTGTACTTATTGCAGGAAGTGAAAGGGATAACCCAAAATATAAATACGGGTGCTTTAAACGCGCAGGTAAAGCAGGTGGATACGAATGGCTCTGCGATGGATTCCTTAACAAAATAAATTACAGCAGATACAATCTAAGTAATGCTGAGGAAATTTATTTTAGCGGCTGTACGGACATTCAGACACAACCGTATGAGCAAGTCATAAGTGGAAGTGGCTGGATTCGTCATTATACGCAGCCGAATCCCGAAATTCCCGAACCCGAACCCATACCAGACCTCTACATAGACGAAAAGAATATGGAATTGCAGTTACGCAAAGGTGATAACGTCTTTTCAGGCGTTGACCTTTCGTTTCTTGCTAAGGATGCAGTATTACAAAATGCGGAGTTAATAACCACCCCCGAAGTTGGCGTGGAATTAGAATTGCCGTATTTCAAATTCACGTTTAACGCGGATTCCAGAACACCGATTATTCGTGTGTCGCTTGCGGCGTTTGGTAAGAGTATATCATTCGACATTGACGCATATCTGTCGGAAGTATCAGAAAATCCAGTTCAAAACGCTGTAATCACGGCGGCTCTTTCCGCAAAAGCAAATAGTGCAGACCTTAATGATTTGCAAACCGCTTTCAATGAATATGTCAATCAAAATTATTTAGAATCGCAGTTAAAGGAAACCTCAACAAAAGGGGTACAAAACAGAATTATAACGGCTGCGGTTAATGATTTGCAAAGTCAAATTAATGCAATTAAAATTGTCGGCGGAATGAAATTAATTTCAAACTTTGACGAATATCAGGGCTACACGGGGGAAATAGTTAAGTATACCGGCACGACAACGCAGAACTACGTACACGGCTATGACTACGAATTTGTAGGCGGTCAGACAACGACTTCGGTTACTATTCCTGCGGGTGGCAAGGTAATAACTTTTTATCATCCTGACGGCACGACGGAAACAGGCTACGAATTAGCGAATACAGAGTTAGATATTACACCGTATCTAATTTATCCTGATTCGTTAACCGTTACAGCAGAAGACGGTGGCGACTATACCGACGCTACAAAATGGAATGTTGGCGGCAATCGTATAACAGAAATCGGCAAGACTGGGGACTTGGTAATATACGACGAAACGCACGAGGGGGAAATTATAAGTATAGAATTTCACTTTCGTGTGCGGATTGGTAGTCAAAGTAGTACTAATTTTACAGCAATGGGCAACGATATTACATCTGCCCTGAACGTTGTTTTGTCGGCATTTGTGCAACAAGGTTACGCGGAAAGCGATATTAATGTAGATTCGGTTGACTCTGCGATTTGGACAGTCCAAATGGACGATGGACATACATACGAATTAACGACAACAAGCAGAAACGGACAAGGAGAACAACCCGCGCTCACGCTTTTACGCTCGGACGGAAAACGTTTATTCTGTCAGTCGGCAAGTACGTACTACAACAAGTGTATATACATTGCTTCCGAGTTTCGCATATTACCGGTATTTGACCTTATAAATGATGGAGTTATCAATCTCGGAAATAAATATGTCTACTATCTTGACCCGCGTTACAATGGCGGAGATACTATACAAATGAATAGTAATCCGCACATAGGAACGTATAACAGCCTTGCAGTTCTATCTGAACCGTTGACTTTAACCGTTCCCGACGTTGAATATGACGAATACGGACAGCCGCACGAATCAGAATCGGGGCATTGGGAACAAAGGAACGCGCAGCCGGATAAGATACCAGTATACGAAGAACAAACAGAAACATTAATTTTTTAACATATAAGGAATTATGGCAAAAAAAATAAAAAATATTAAATTAGGCGGAGTTACTTATCAACTCCAAGACAGCGAACTGACCGCGTTAGTTAATTCACTTTTAGCAATGGCCCTCCCGACATCAACGCAGGGAGAAAGTTACTGGGTTCCAACTACGACCGACAAAACGCAATGGGACAATATCAAAGTGTTAAAGTTTTTTAACCTTAAAGGCTCGGTTGCCTCTTTTGCGGACTTACCAGCAACGGCGACAACGGGCGATGTTTACCTAATAGCAAACGCAACAAGCGGGTTCACGGAGGAATGGGTTAAGACGGATACGGGCTGGGAAATGCTCGGTACGGTAAGCGGTCAGGTGGACATCAGCGGCAAGGCTGACAAGTCCGAAATGGTTATCACGGACGGCACGGGCGCAAACGCAGACAAGGTTACTATTCAGTTAAAGCAAGGAACGTCTGCAACGGTTTTGAAATCACATCAAGATATAAGCGGCAAAGAGGACAAAACGCAAGTAAAAGCCCTTTTCGACGGCTTTACAGCGACGTTAATAAGTGGAACGACAGATGAATACCTTTTGACTATTCCGCAATGCGACAGCAACGGTTCTATTGTAACTAATTCTTAGAGGCATGGCACGGATTACAGAAATAAACGTACAAGGCACGACTTATAATTTAGGGAAGCAAGTGAACGATGGTAATATAATGTTTACTCGTAACAATGTCCCTATACCTTTGTCAGCACCGAATAATACTGAAAAAAGCACATTTTCTGCCAATCAAGCGGAGAATGTAGTTTGTAATATTGATGTTCCTGAGAAAACGTCAGAACTTACAAATGATACTAATTTCGGTAGTTTGTCAGATATACTTGTTGATGGTAAGGTTATTCTTTGGAATAACACTACACAAAAATTGGAAACTGCCACAACAGACCAATTAAGAAACCTTTTAATGTGGGTAGGTACTGAAACGGAATTACGTACTCTTGTGTCAAATGAAGGTTTAGAAGAGGGGAAACTTTACGCCACTCTTGATAATAGTTATTTTTCATAAAGGAGGTTTAAATGGCACTATTTATTGCTAACAACGGACAGTTGCAGACTATTAAGGGAATTTATTACGCAATGACTGAGGATTATATTAATGCGACGTTATTTCATAATCTTGTCCCAAAAACAGCAACCGAGATTAGATTCCTTTATGCGTCTGATAACCCCGACTTAACTGATTATCAAAGGATAGGTTACTGCGATAACAATAACTTTATCGAGGTTTTGAATAGCGGGACTAAGTATATTATTATTAATCCCAGGAAGAACTATATATATGCACCTGTTAGTTGTAATTCTTTTTTAAATAGTTATAATAAATTAACCACTTGCATATTCGATAATTTCGACACAAGGAATACTACAAGTATGAATTATATGTTCACTAATTGTAGCAGTCTTACTTCACTTAACTTTTCCAGTTTCAATACAGAGAAGGTTACTGACATGCGTAGTACGTTCAGTGGTTGTAGCAGTCTTATTACTCTTGATATAAGTAGTTTCAACACTGGCAATGTTATCTTATTCGGCTTTATGTTTAATAATTGTCGTAGTCTAACCTCACTTAATGTTTCCAATTTCAACACAGAAAAGGCTACGTATATGAGTGGTATATTTTATAATTGCAGTAGTCTTACCACCCTCGACGTTTCCAATTTCAAAACAGAAAATGTTACGAGCATGGGCGGTATGTTCTTTGGTTGCAATAGTCTTACTACACTTAACCTCTCTAATTTCAATACAGAGAAGGTTAAAGCGATGGATATTATGTTTAGTGCTTGTAGTAATCTTACA